CCAGCTACCGATGCTTTTCTGGCTGAAATTCGTGCGGAAGCACGCAACGAGGGGATTAACTATACCGCCAGCCGTCTTGCTGCTGCGTTCAATCACGGATTTATCAATAAGTCTTTGCGTGAAGTTTTCGACGTTACGCGCATGATTCTGTCAGCGAAAGAAGAGTTGGCTAATGAACCGTACCCGATTGATGGCCTGTCCGGTGAATATGCGGAGAAATCCCTTGAAGAATGGGCGGAACAGATTCGCAAAGGAGTTCAGTTATGAGCATCCGAACTGAACATGGATTTGGTCCTTCAACAGTCGAAGTCGAATGGCTTGATGATTGCCCTAAGTGCCAGCACGGCAAAGCCAAGGTAACAGGATGGTCGGTAACCAAAGATTCTTTGTGGGCGGGTGATGAGGCTGTCTGTTCCAAATGCGGTCACAAAGGTGAAATCGATGCTGATGGAGAGAATGCCTGGGTGGAATGGGACGAAATCGAGGAGGCACAATGAGCAAAATTGACTATCAGGCACTGCGTGATGCGGCAGAAAAGGCAACACAGGGTGAATGGGTCGCATTTATTTCGCCGGGCAAATACGGCACGTACGCCGTACACACACCAGGTGATAATCATCACGGAGATATTGTCGACTGGCCAGGATTCGACGAACAGAAAAACGCAGAGAACAACGCTCGTTATATCGCAGCTTTCAACCCTGAAGTAGTGCAGGCGCTGCTGGATGAACGGGAAAGAAACCAGCAATACATCAAATCACGCGACCAGGAGAACGAGGAAATTGCGCTAACGGTAGGGAAGCTGCGTGTTGAGCTGGAAGCCGCAGAGAAGCGCAACGCAAAATTACAAAGCGAGAATGCATACATCCGCAACCGGTACAAAGAACTGGACCTGTTAATCGGGAAAAACATTCTGGTCATGCAGGCTGCGATTATCGAATGGCAGGCAACTGGCGACGCTAAGAGCGGACTGGCATGGATTTATAACACACTGTTTGGCCCAGGCGAATTGCCGGACGAATCTGAGAAAGATGCTCAGGCCTACTTTAATCGCAAATATGCACCGATTGACGAAAAGCTTATGGAGCTTCACAAGTGGTTTTGGGAACAAAGTAAAGCCGAGCGCGCCGCTGGCATTGGCGTGAAGGGGGAATGAGTATGGCTTTTGTATCAATCATAACTGGTGGCAGAGGTCGCAAGCGTGACACGGCAGGAATATCCGTTAGATATTCAAAATCAGGATCTGTGCAGTGCTATATCGGAGTTGATGTCAGATCGAACAGTCGATTTATTTTCGTTGAGTTGGATGAGGAAAACAGGCAGATCAGGGTGATGCCAACCTCGGATGAAAAGGGTGCAAAGATGTCTGGTGCAAGCAGAGGGACATTCTCAGTAACTAAAAAGTTTGGGGATGTGGTTATACCTTCAGGACATAAAAAAGCTTTCATCGAGCTGGAAAAAAATGCTGATGGTTGGTGGTACGGTAAATATCAAGAAGGGGATACGGCATGATCACTATTACCAAAGAGCGACTGCTGACAATCAAGCAGTGGCGCGAAACATACGGACCTGATAGCAACGTTGTACTGCCAGCAGAAGAAGCGGAAGAACTGGCACGAATTGCACTTGCATCGCTGGAAGCAGAACCGGTGGCGTGGATGCGTGATGACGCAGATGGTCGTGAGTATAACGCTCGCAATGAATTTTCTGGTGGAGGGGGAGGAGTTCCACTCTACGCCACCCCTCCAGTGCCAGTAGTACCGGAAGAAAAACCAATGCCTAATCCTCTTAGCATGTACGCGGTTGATGCTGTTGCCGCTATTGCAGAGGTGAGAGGCTGGAATGCCTGCCGCGCGGCTATGCTTCATGGGAAAGGAAAGTGATATGGCTACTTTTACCAAAGAGCAATTGATTGCCCATATTCGTGAACGTAAGGAAGCGCGCCAGAGAATGTTGGATACGGTAACTATTAACCCCGGATTTCGTGAATATCTTGAAAGAGAGCTTGCTACAGATGAAATTGCACTGGCATCCCTGGCATCTGCACCTGTTGCATGGCTAGTTGGAGGGCGTTTGTTCACAACTGAGATAGCTGCGGGGATGTACGCTAGTGAGGTGAGGAAAGCAGTTAAGCCGCTATTCTTTTCTGCACTACTGTGAGTATTGTTTTTTTATTGATCGATCAACCACATTTTGAAGGTTTTTTTATGAAGAAACCTTGTTTTAGGTGGTAACTGGGTGTAGTGTTTCATTTAACGTAGTAAAACTGCGTTAAGCGATTACCGCGTAATTTGTTGCTTTATGAAGCCCTGCCTTTTCGGCGGGGCTTTTTTTTAACGAGGATTTCAATGTCAGCAGAACCAATTTCCGGTACGGCCGTTGCTGCTGGTGGCCTGATGGGTGCCAGCGTTTTTGGTATTGCAACTGGTATTGATTACGGCGTTGTATTCGGGGCATTTGCTGGCGCTGTTTTCTATGTTGCTACAGCGGTGAATATTAGCCGTCTCAAGCTGATTGGCTATTTCTTTACATCGTTCATTGTTGGAGTGATTGGAGCGCCGTTAGTTGGCTCATTTCTTGCCAAATGGACCAGCTACAACGATCGTCCTCTGGATGCGCTTGGTGCGGTTATTGTGGCTGCATTGACCATTAAAATCCTCACGTTCGTAAACAGCCAGGATCTCGGTAGCATCTTTGGAATGCTTTCCCGCTTACGTGGAGGGGGTTCAAATGGTAAGCAGTGACCCGTCAGCACTGATTAATGCGGTGCTTTGCACAGTAATAGTAATGGCGCTGATGCTTTATCGACGGAAAGACTCCAGGCATCGTCCATTTGTTTCCTTTCTGGCTTATATCTACGTCATTGTATACGCCAATGTTCCCTTCCGTTATGTGTTCGGTCTTTATCAAGAATCCCACTGGCTGGTGGTTATTGGAAATCTGATTATCTGCATCGTTGTTCTGTATTTCAGGGGCAATCTGGCGCGGATAGTTGACGCATTAGGGTTTAATCATGACCAAAGATGAGATTTTTAACAGCATTCTTGGAAAAGAGGGCGGCTATGTGGATCACCCTGACGACAAGGGAGGCCCAACAAAGTGGGGCATTACTCAGAATACTGCCCGTGCTCACGGATACCGTGGCGATATGCGAGATCTGACGCGAGAACAGGCTCTGATGATTCTTGAAGGTGATTATTGGTATGGGCCTCGTTTTGACCAGGTGGCGCAATTTTCCCCTGATATTGCGGCTGAGATGTGCGATACGGGCGTCAACATGGGGCCGACTGTGGCTACGAAGATGCTTCAACGTTGGCTGAATGTTTTCAACCGTGGCGGGAAGTTGTATCCAGATATGGATGTGGATGGGCGAATCGGCCCGCGCACCATTGCGGCATTACGTGCTTATCTTGGGAATCGGGGAAAAGACGGCGAACGGGTAATGCTGACGGCCCTGAACTGTACGCAGGGCGACCGTTATCTGGACCTGGCGGAGAAACGCGAAGCAAATGAGTCGTTTGTCTATGGCTGGATGAAAGAGCGAGTGGTGGTATGACTGGTTTGAAAGCCGTTTTGTCATTTATCGGCACCGTTATATTGGTTGCATTCGGTGCGTTTGGTTTTGGTCGTATGAAGGGGCGAGAAAAGGCCGAAGATGAAGCTGAAAAGCAGCGCATTAATGAGAATGCAGCCGCCGTAAAAGCCACTGCGGAGCGGCGTATAGAAGTGACAAAAGAGGTGGGCAATGTACAGCAGAGTGTTAACCATATGGCTGATGACGATGTTGATCGCGAGCTGCGGGAGTCGTGGAAGCGTCCCGGTGGTGGTTGATACCGCCTGTGATTGGGTAAAGCCCATCTACCTGACTGATCACGATATCGATGTTATGGACCGCCAGACAAAGAAAGATATTCTGGCTCATAACAGGGCATGGGAAATCAACTGCCCCAAGTAATATATATTTCTATAATTATATAAATATATAGTTACAACATTCTATGCGCTTTTCTCATGGGCGCACGCATCAACCATGTTTGTCTGATATGCCGCCGCGCCCAAAAATCCTGAATTTATTGGCTGGGATTTTCGTGCGCGGCGCCACACCAGACAAACAGATCAAATATGGCCCCTTAGCTCAGTGGTTAGAGCAGGCGACTCATAATCGCACGGTCATCGGTTCAAATCCGGTAGGGGCCACCAATTCACTCTCACACATAAAGATAAGCGCGGTGGAGTTACTTCCTTCGTGCTCATCTTTATGCGTGCCTGGTGCGCATTTCGGGCGAACGTGGGGCTAAGTTACAGGCAGGGCCTGTTATCCGCAAAGGGGTAAAAGCTGGAGCGGCACGGAACTGTAGCCGTGTTACCAAAACAGCGTTGTCGGGCGATATCCGGCACACAACAGGCAAGGGCATTAATCAGTCTGGTTAGTGCCCTTTTCGTTGCGTCTGCTGTAGAGCTGGCCAGCGTTATGACTGCCGGAGATAAGCGCCGGAGGCACAACTAACATGGAGGCAATTGCATTGTTTAATCTGATTTATGCAGATCCCCCCTGGGAATACAAAGATAAGTGTAAGGATGGGAATCGTGGAGCTGGTTTTAAGTATCCAACGATGAAAGCTGAGGATATTGCTCGTATTCCTGTCTGGCAGCTTGCTAATCCTGAATCGTGTTTGTTGGCCATGTGGTGGGTTCCGACTCAGCCAGAAGAAGCGTTGCTGGTGGTGAAAGCATGGGGATTCAGGCTTATGACCATGAAGGGCTTCACATGGAACAAATGTGGTAGCCGACAACCAGATAAGCTGGTGATGGGGATGGGGCATATGACTCGTGCAAACAGTGAAGATTGCTTGTTTGCGGTAAAAGGCAAATTGCCGACCCGCCTTGATGCGGGGATCATTCAGTCGTTTACATCGCCTCGTCTGGAGCATTCTCGGAAGCCTGATGTGGTTCGTGACAAGCTGGTAAGGCTGTTAGGTGATGTTCCTCGTATTGAGCTGTTTGCTCGCGGTGATTTACCTGATGGTTGGCATGGCTGGGGCAACCAGTGCAATGGAAGTATCCAGTTGCATGATGCTCTCTGGCAAGTGGTATAGAATTATATAATTATAGATTTATATAAAAGTGCTTTACAGGTGGGAAAAAATTTCCTATGGTTATACCCGAAACCGAGCGATACCCGCCCTGGTTAAACCGGAGATAACCCGATGAAAGTACAAGACCGTGAAGTAGTAAAAAACCTCCTGCAATACCTGACCTCAAAAAACCTGACTGGCAGCGTTGAGTTCCGTGAAGCGTTAAAACATTTCAACGTCACTACGGTTTATCGTTGGGAAAACAAACATTCTGAAAGACCGTATGTGGTGGATGTTTTTGCGCCTGATATTGAGTGCGGTTTTGAGCGTCATTCGTTCAAGGAGAAACATTCTGCTGATTTTTTTTGTGAGGTTGTATGTGCGGCAGGAGATGATGAGTGATGCGTATTTCCTTCAAACGTGCGACTGAGCAGCAACGCAAAGAGTTCCTGGCTGATGATGTAGCGGCCGTTTATGACCTCATGAAAGAGGTTGTGGAATCAGGGAACTACACGGCGGCAAAGATGCTTAAACTGCAATTCTTGCTGGGCGACCTGAAATACAAATCCGAAGTTGTCGCCGGACGACGCGAGCATTAAACCGTAACGATAACGAACAACGAGCCTCGGCAATTGCCGGGGCTTTTTTACATCCAGACAAAGGAGAACATGGGATGCCTTCGACAAGCACCAAAAAAGAAATGGCGGTTAGTGATGTGCTTTACGCGCTTTCGACTATATGTGACGGAGCAATGATGAGGATGAAAGTCCTCCATGAAGCATACGGAAAAAGTCACGATGAGGCAGCTAAAGAGTGCCTGAATGAGATTGTGGACTTCATTGATAGCCATCGTTCAGTTATATCGCGTCAACCGACAGCGTCGTCCATCACGATTAGCGCACCGGTTATCAATATATCAGTAACTGCGGCATGTAAATCAGCAGCGGAAGATGATCGTGCTTATGCCGAGTGATTTGTTCTGGTTTCCGCTTCCAATAAGAGATTTGTTGGTATTTCTAGCTGGCGCTTACGTCTGGAGAAAAGCGAAAGACACCTCGTTATCTTTGAGGTTTGTCTTAGCTATATCGGTAGGAACCGCGCTGGGGACGGCGTATCTCTTGACATTACTGGAGATATTCATTGAAGAATGGATAGTTTCATGAATGGTGTTGGCATTTTTCTGATGGTTGTGGCCGTGTGTTTTTGTATCTCGCTGGTGGTTATCGCTGGTGTCCTGTGGCGCATCTTAGTGGCGCAGAGGGCTTTTCGGCTTAAGCGGGAGCAAATGCGCCTTGATTTATATCGAAAGTAACTCTTACAGCCTCGCGGTGTCGCGGGGCTTTTTATTTTCAGGTGATGTTATGGAAAAGAAAGAAGATAAACCGATTGCCATTGGTGCAGAGTCTGTTCCGTTTAAGTTTGAATTATCCCAACTGGTAACAATGCGTATCAGTGAAGAGTGGGGAGAAGTTCAAGCCCGTGCTCAGTATGCAAATGGCGAAAACCAGTATCTGATTCACTATCAGGCGGCTGATGGCCGTGCTACCACAGAGTGGTTCGGTGAGTCGATGCTGATTGCGATGGAGGATAAACGTCATCCTGGCTGCCCTGTTTTTGCCTGTATTGATTTGCCAGAAGGCGCGGTACTTGAAGACGACAAAGAAGAATGGTCGCCTGATGGCGAACTTGTCATTACCGGAATCGTGGATGGTAAGCCGGAATATTCCCGTATTGAGGTAAATAACGGCCACATCTGTTTGATCCCTGCGTAACGCATTACAGCAGCTCTTGTGCTAATCAGGGGCTGCGATAATGCGCAAACCAAAGCTGCCTCATTAACTCCTGCTCGCTGTGGAGTTAATGCTGGTGGCTTTTTTATTACTGGAAGGTGGGCGACCGCCGTCAGTTGCGACCTGACGACAGTCATTCATACCCACAGGGTGCCGTGGATACAAACCGAGGCCCACTTGCTTGCACAAGCGAGGGGATTTTAGCGGATAAACGGCATGACAAAACATCTTAATGTGGTTTCTTTACCACTTTCTGTGTTGATTGGTTATGAAAAGAACGCTCGCACACACTCCGTGGAGCAGGTAGATCAGATTGTTGCCAGCATACAGGAGTACGGATGGACTAATCCGATCCTGATAGACGAGAACAACGTTGTAATTGCTGGTCATGGTCGAATTGCTGCGGCCACTCAGTTGGGGATGGATGATGTTCCCTGCATTGTTCTGGCTGGGCTAACGGAGAATCAGAAGAAGGCATATCGTCTGGCCGACAACCGTATTCCGCTGAATGCTGGTTGGGATGAAGAGTTGTTAAGCGCGGAGCTTGCAGATCTTGCGGCCGATGATTTTGCTCTGGACTCAATTGGTTTTACTCAGCGCGAACTGGATAACTTATTGAGTGCGGCAGTCTACGATGACACAGAGGGTATGGATATCCCATTTGAGAAGGATGAGGCCAAATCAGGCGTAAAAGTTCAGTACCTGTCATTTGGAGGTCATAAAATCCCGGCAACGGATGAGGAAGCGGATCGTTTTGACTGCGCGGTGTCTCGTTATGTTGATGATAATGGCAGCTATATCGGATTTGTATCCGCATTGCTGGCTGGGGAGGTGTGCTGATGCTTCACCTCAATTACGACATAACGCACCTACGCGGCGCGGAATATAACCCGCGTTTTATCGGTGAGGATGATCTTGCGAGGCTGGCGGAAAGCGTCAGGGAGCTGGGGCTTGTGAAGCCATTGATAGTGCGCGGCGATTTGCTGGTGGCGGGACACCAAAGGACGAAGGCGCTACGTAAGTTGGGAATAACGCGTGCTGCGGTGTATGTGTTGCCCTGTGAAACGACGGTATACGACGAAGTACGGTTTAACCAACTGCATAACGGAACGGATTTTGATAGCGGAGATGAGCGTTGCAGGGTGTCCGGTCTGGAAGATAAGCATGGTTTTGTTCAGGTATCGGCAAGCCAGATCTCAGGCAATATGCGCGCGAAAATGGCATATGTTCGAAAGAACATAGCGGAACTGGTTATCAAGTATGGTCCGTGGGGTGGTTGTGTTGCTACTCAGTCTGGTGAGGTTATTCACTGTGCTCAGTATGCATTAGCAGCGAAAATGACGCGCACACCGCTAACGGTGTTTGTGATCCCTGATGTTGAGAAGGAAAAATACCAAAGTTATCTGAATAAAACTTATGGTGTATTTGAGTATTCTCATCTGGAGAAAACAACATACATCCAGACGTATGCGCAGCTTATGCGGTTGCGTAATGGTGGCAGCCTGAAATCAAATCTGTATGAGTCGTTGATCCTCCCGATCATTGCCAAGACGCCAAGAGGAATTGATTTTGGTTCGGGGCAGGGAGACTACGCGCGAATGCTCAGGGCAAAGGGATATAACCTGCATGATCTCGAGCTTTTCCGCCGTAAGGGCGCTGGAAACACTCTGGATAGGGCCGCAACAAACCGGATGATTGATACGCTGGTGGACGACTTAAAAACGCGAGGGCGTTACGACTACGTGATTTGCGATAGCGTTTTGAACTCGGTCGATAGTGTCGAGGCTGAATGGTCCGTTCTGACGGTTCTGAAAGGCCTGTGTAAAGCTGGTGGGTCAATATTCTTTTCTGGCCGTAGCCGTGGAGAACTGGAAACAGTCCTGAAGCAAACACAAGCGGCGAGTTCCAAAAGCCGGCTTTATTTTATTGATCATGACGGTTTTACCGCGTTGTACCGGAAGGGGCACTGGTTTTACCAGAAGTTTCACTCTGATGAGGAAGTGAAGCAGTTGTGTCGTGTACATGGTTTCAGGATTAAGCGGTCAATATTCAACTGTAAGAGCTGGTATTTGCACGTCATTAACGATGATTCCCTTAGTTGGGCGAGTCTGGAGAAAGCTGTTCGTTTTGAGTTTGAGTTGCCGTTGCCTGGTGGTTCAACAATCGGACGATCTGATGATGTGCTGGCGGCTTTCCGGCCGTTGATTAAGTAGTGTGTAGGAGGCGCTGGTGGCTGACAGAATTGAGATAAAGATGGATTTTTCTTCTCAGGATATTCAACGACAACTCCAGCGCCTTGAAGAACGCGAATTGCCGTTCGCAATGGCGCTTGCGGCAACCAGAACGGCAAAGGCTTCTCAGGCTGCGATTAAGAATGAAATTAATCGGGTATTTGACAGGCCCACGCCGTGGATTCAGAACTCTACTTACGTTTTGGCCGCAAAGAAGAGTGATCCTACAGCCATTGTGTATGCTCGTGAATGGGGAGGAACGCCAGCCCCTGTAACGTTGACTCCGCAAATCGAAGGTGGCCAACGACAGTACAAACGCTCAGAAGGGGCGCTAAGGGCTGGTGGATATTTGCCTAACGGCTGGCAGATTGCTCCTGGTCCCGGCGCAAAGCTGGACAAATACGGGAATATTTCGCGGGGGCAATTACAGCAGGTCTTATCTGGCCTAAGAGTTCAGCGAGATGCGCATCAAAATCGCCGTCAGGGCAAGCCTACGGAGTTTTTTGTTGTTCGACCTGGTACAAGTAACCCGCTTCAACCAGGCGTCTGGCAGCGCGTTGGGCGGCGTCCTACGTTGATCCTTACGTTTATCCAGCAACCTAACTATTCGCAGCGTCTTGATTGGCATGGCGTGGCGCTGCGTGCTGGTGAGGATGCGTTTGCTGATGAAGTCACAAAGGCTATTGATGACATTCTTTCCAAGACCTTCTCTCGTTAATCATCGTGTGGTTGATGGTGTTGTTATGCAGAGTGTATTCACTGTGTTCTGTAGCGTCGCTCGCTGGCTGTCTGTGGGGGTGCACGAGCATCGTTTCATCGTCCGGCAGAATTGGGTCCTTCTGGACAAAAGCGTTGGATGCGGGTCATTCGAACCCCGATGTTCGGCTAGCTAAACGTGAAAAAAGTTAGGTTAAAAGTTGCGGTAAAAGAAATTTACTCATCTCATTGAAAAATATCGGGAAAACGTGATTTTTTGCTGTATTTGTGCTGGTAAAAAGAAAGTAGAAAATTTTCTTTTAGATCATCAAGATACGCGCAGATCTTTAACCAATGTGATGTTGTTCTGATAAAAATCGTTATAAATCATGCAAATACATCCAATCTTTTAACCAAAACACCATCTCAAGATCCTTTTTACTTATAAAAACTTAATAAAATCAGATGATTATGCTGGTTTGTGTGATTTTTTATGAGTAAAAAGATCGTCATTTTTCTCTTTTAGTATCAATAAGTTAAACAGTTTTCTTTAACCTGTTGTGTTATGGCGGTTAAAAAATGGCTCTAAAAATCGAATATTTACCAGTCGGTAAGCTGCTCAGATACGCCAAAAATTCACGGACTCATTCAGATGAGCAGGTTGAACAGTTGGTGAACAGTATCCGTGAGTTCGGTTTCACTAATCCTGTGCTGATCGATGAAAAGAATGAACTGATTGCGGGGCATGGTCGGCTTGCAGCAGCCGAAATTCTGGAAATGGATAAAGTTCCGGCGATTCGGTTGAGTAACCTTTCTGAAAAACAGAAGAAGGCTTACAGGATTGCAGATAACAAGCTGGCCTTAAATGCTGGCTGGGATATGCAGCTTCTGGCCGAAGAAGTCAAAGAGTTAATGGATGATGATTTTGATATTGATCTGCTTGGGTTTAATGATGCAGAGCTTGACGAAATGTTAAGCGATGAACAGCCGCAGGAAGAAGACGATAATTCTTCCCCTGTTGTTCAAATTAAGTACCTGGCTATTGATAAAGAACGTATTCCCGCGACGGATATGGAAATTGCATTGTTGCTGGATGTTTATCGTCAGTACCACGACGCGCATGAAACGCATGAGGGATTTGTTCAGTATCTTGCTAATGGTTGCAAGTAATGGCCATCGTCAGTAAGTCAGAGTTTGCTCGCCGGAAAGGTATTTCTCCGGCAATGGTTACGAAGCTCTGTCGTTCCGGTCGCATTCCAGTGCTGAAAAGCGGCAAGCTGGATTTTGATAAAGCCAGTGCGGCTTATGAAGCGAGCCGACAGGTTGGTCGTGAGGTATCTGCTGAAAATGGAAAAAGAGGGCATGGGATATCTTCGGAACAACCAGAGTTACCCGCTGATGATGCCGGATTAGCTGGTGGTACTTCCGGTGTTGCGGTGCAATTCAACAAGGCTAAGACCGCAGAAAAAATTTATCAGGCAAAGCTGAAACGCCTTGAATTTGAAGAAAAGGAAGGCTCTCTCATCGCTAAAGATGCGGTCAGGGATGATGCATTTCTGGCAGCTAATGAATTGCGTAGCCGCTTATTTAGTATTGCTCCAAGAGCAGCTCCCCGTTGTGAAGGCAAAACAGCCAGGGAGATCGAACGCATTATTGAAGACGAGATTAATTTTGCGCTTCAGGCGCTCCAGGAATCCCGATTTATTAAGCAGGAAGAATAAACCTCATGGGCGAAACAGTATGGAGCACCGCTTTTTTCCGTGCGCTTCGCCCTAAATCACGGCTAACTGTTTCCGAATGGGCTGATAAGTATCGTCATGTAGCGCCGGGAACGTCTCCAGAGCCAGGGCCGTGGCGTACAAGCCGAGTGCCATATTTGCGTGAACCAATGGATGTTATTGGTGACGCTGATACAGAAACAGTAGTGATGCAATGTAGCTCGCAAATTGGTAAATCCGAATTACAGCTAAATGTTATGGGTTACTTTGCAGATCAGGAGCCATCTCCTCAGTTGATGATTTATCCAACGGTAGAGGCGGCTGAGGCTTTTTCAAAAGAGCGTATTGATCCGACGTTCAAATATTCCCCTGGTTTGAAACACAAGCTGCATGAAGGGAAAGAGGGGCGCGGTGCAGCCAAAAAGTCCAGCACGACTATACGTATGAAGCATTACGCTGGTGGATATATAGCACTTGTTGGTGCTAATTCCCCAGCAGGTCTTGCATCCAGGCCAATTCGAATACTGTTAGCTGATGAGATTGATCGTTACGGTGTGACGCAGGAGGGCGACCCACTAAAACTAGGTATTCAGCGTACTACCAACTTTCATAATCGTAAGAAAGTTTTTGTTTCTACTCCTGTTTTGGAGGAAACGAGCAAAATCCACAAGTGGTTTAAGCTCTCCGATCAGCGTTACTACCATGTTCCTTGCCCATGTTGTGGCACCATGCAGGTGATGAAATGGTCGCAAGTCAGATGGGATAAGAGCGATTCAGGTGAGGCGTTACCGGAAACGGCCAGATATGAGTGCTGTGAGTGCGGCGGGATTATGCGCGGATCTGGTAAACCAGACGTTGATTGGTTGGCGAAGGGGGTATGGATAGCTGAACATACTGGAGTTAAAGGTATTGTTGGTTTTCATATTAACAGTCTTTACTCCCCGTGGGTTGCATTGTCAGAGCTGGTTGAAGAATTTACGGAAGCAACCAGAAACCGCGATAAAAATGGATTAATGGAGTTTATTAACCTTAAGCTGGGTGAGCCATGGAAAGAGGATGCTAAAGACGATATCGATCCTGAATACTTGTTGCAACGCAGAATAAGGTTTGAAGAGTTTTTACCAGATGATGTTTTATTGTTAAGTGCTGGTGTTGACGTACAGGACACGTATTTAGTTTGTGAATTGGTCGGTTGGGGAAAAGGTAAGGAGTCATGGGGGATAGAATATAAAATATTCCCAGGTGATCCCGCACAAGATGTTGTCTGGAAACAACTTGATGAATACTTACTCCGTAGCTGGTCATTCCGTGACGGTCGAAAATTACAGATTTCTTCCGTTTGTATTGACTCTGGTGGGCATTTTACGACAGAGGTATATCGCTTTACTAAGCCGAGAGAATCAAGGCGAATATACTCTATCAGGGGGCGTGGTGGGGTAGGTTTACCATTTATAGGAAAGCCAAGTAATAATAACCGTGTGGGTGCTATGTTGTTTAATTTGGGGGTTGATGATGGTAAAGGGACCATCATGGCAAGAATTAAACTACATGATCCTGGTCCTGGTTATATGCATTTCCCATTAGATTCTGACAGAGGATATGATACCGAATACTTTAAAGGATTATTATCAGAGAAGAAAATATTTGAATATAAAAATGGGCAGACAAAAGAAAAGTGGGTGAAAGTCTACGAGCGTAACGAGCCTCTTGATTGCCGTAACTATGCAACTGCCGCGATGGAAATTCTGAACCCTAATTTTAACTGGCTTGCCGAACAGGAAATGCGAGGTAATGTGTATGTGCAGAACTCGTCAGGTATACGTAGAAGACGCCGTAGAGTTATAAGTAAAGGCGTAACCATATAGAGGAAATATAAATGAACAATGAAGCATTTTCTCTGACTGAAGCCAGAGAGATGTTATCTGTCTGGCGGGAAGCATATCGCGCTATTGCTATTGGCGGTCAGTCATATAAATTTGGTACGCGGCAGTTAACTCGTGCGGATTTATCAGAAGTCAGAAAAGAGATGGATTACTGGCGTAATGAAGTAGAAAGATTATCAGCAGGTATACGCCGAGGCCCACGAATTAAACGAGTGGTGATAAGAGATTTATGAATATTCTTGATCGAGTTATTGCGCCGTTTTCACCTCAGAGGGCATTAAATCGAGCTTTGGCAAGAAAACGGTTAGAAGCACTTGAAGGTATTAATAACCTTGGATATTCACGTCATGGTGCAAGCACTCATAAAAAATCATTAAGGGGTTGGTTTAGTAAAGCTGGTTCTCCTGATGATGATATTGTTAAAAATATAGATAAATTGCGTGAGCGTTCTCGTGATCTCTTCATGGGAAACCCGCTATCGGTTGGCGCAATAAAAACTATCAGGACAAACGTTGTTGGTTCCGGTTTAAAACTAAATGCGAACATTGATGCCGATTTCTTGGGGATGACGCAGGAAGAAGCGCGAGCATGGGAAAAGCATGTTGAGCGTGAGTTTAGATTATGGGCTGATTCTCCAAATTGTGATGCATCAAGAATGTGTACTTTTGGACAATTGCAATCATTGGTCCAAATATCTGCGTTAACATCTGGCGATATATTTGCTGCGCTACCAGTTATTAAGCGTAAGGGTGTTATATATGATTTGTGCGTCTATTTAATTGAAGGTGATCGTGTTTGCAATCCAGAGGATCGTTTTATACCAAATCTTTACGGTGGCGTAGAGGTTGGTGAATTTAGCGAGCCTGTGGCGTACTGGGTTGCAAAACATCACCCAGCCGGGACTTCTGGTTTTGTAACCCGCAAGTGGGAACGTATTCCCGCATATGGGAGTAAAACAGGAAGAAGAAATATTCTGCATGTCATGCAGGATTTTGAAAGGCCTGGGCAACGTCGTGGCGTTCCTGTCCTTGCTCCTGTTATTGAAGCATTGAAGCAGTTAGGACGATACACCGATGCTGAATTGGTTGCTGCGGTTGTGTCAGGGATGTTTACTGTCTTTATTAAAACAGACGCTCCTGATGGACCAGTCGGTGAATCGGGTATCCCTCAGTACGAGCAGATCGATAACCATGATGATAACACCCAAGAAATGGGGAATGGCTCCATAGTAAGTTTGGGTGAAGGTGAGTCGATAGATACAGCAAATCCCGGGCGACCAAATACGGCATTTGATGGTTTTGTTGTCGCCATATGCCGTCAAATTGGGGCTGCTTTAGAACTCCCTTACGAACTCTTGGTAAAGCATTTTACAGCAAGTTATAGCGCAAGCAGGGCCGCATTACTTGAAGCCTGGAAAATGTTCCGTATGCGACGTGACTGGATGGTTCAGTCATTTTGCCAACCGATCTATGAGGAATGGTTGGCCGAAGCCGTTGCTAAAGGTCGTGTTATTGCCCCTGGTTTTTTTTATGGGCCTGAATATCGCGCTGCATGGAGTGGCGCTCAATGGTATGGCCCATCACAAGGCCAATTAGATCCCCTTAAAGAAGTCAAAGCTGCAAAACTGCGTGTTGAGGAAACATTCTCTACCCGTGAAAAGGAAGCGGCTGAAATGTCAGGTCTTAACTGGGAAGAAACCGCACAAATTTGTGGCAGAGAAGAGAATGCTCGCCGTGAGTTGGGGCTGATTACGCCTCCTGTTTCTGAGGTAAATGAACAAAATATGGAGACAGATGATGCCTAATTGGTGGGAAATAAAAAATAGCACGGGTGAAGATGACTCTCCGGCTGAACTTTTAATCTACGGATATATTGGCGAATTTGATGAGGTTTCTTCTTCTGACATAGTTAATAAATTAAAGGATATATCATCAAATGCTATCAACGTAAAAATTAATAGTTATGGTGGTTCTGTTTTTACTGCTCAAGCTATTCTTTCTTCATTAAAACGTCATAAGGCTAATATTACTGTTTATATTGATGGTATTGCTGCATCGGCTGCAACCATTATTGCAATGGCAGGTGATAAAGTTGTTATCCCATCTAATGCTATGATGATGATCCATAATCCGTGGACATTTGCTGCTGGTGATGCGGATGAACTACGTGATATTGCTGAGATGATGGATAAGATACGAGATAGTATTTTATCTGCATATAAGGAGAAAACAGGGCTTTCTGAGGATAAATTAATTGAACTAATGGATCAGGAAACATGGCTAAATGCAGAAGAGGCTGTAGAGCTTGGATTTGCTGACGAAGTTGAAAAACCAATGCGCTTATCCGCTTCTATAAAGGAAGGGATGCTTTCGCTCAATGGAATAACTTTTGAAGCATCAAGGTTTTCAAAATTACCTGATTCGCTCGCAAAGTTGCCACAAAATAAAAATGAATTATCTACTGAATTAAATGAACAAAATGAGGACGATGTTGTGACTCTTGATGAATTAAAAAATAAACATCCAGAATTATACAATCAGGTTTTTAATGCTGGTAAAGACGAGGGCGTTAAATCAGAACGCGAGCGCATTGAAACAATCGAGAATAGCGTGATTCCAGGTCATGACGACCTGGTTAAGAATGCAAAATTCAAAACGGGAGTTTCTGCGGCTGAACTTGCTTTGGAAATTATGAATGCAGAGCGAGCGCGTAACAAAAACTTTCTTAATCAACGGCAAGAAGACGCAAATGAGGTGAATGATTCAGTTGATGTTAATCAACCAGAAAACAACGGAGATAAACAAGCTGAAGTAGTAAAAAATGTTATTGGGTCAGTATTTAAAAACCGCGATAAAAATTAAGGTGAGTTTATGCGAGAGTCTTTTTCATTTGAACCAGATAATCTGATTATTTCTGGTGGTATGCCAGCAATTACAACAAGTATTAAACTTGCCAGCGGTAAAGTAAATCGAGGTGAGTTGCTTGCTTTTGTCAGTATTGATCAGACAACAAATGTTGTCACTGTAGCACCAATAAATCTCTCTGGTGAGGGGGTGGCAAAAGAACCGTATTGTATCGCTCAACACAGTATTGATGCGACTGATTCAGCGCAAGTTGGAACAGCATGGCTGACCGGAATGTTCAATGCACATGCGGTTATCCTTCCTGAATCAGCAAAGATTGCCGATGTATATCTGGCTTGCCGGAAGGTTGGGATATTCCTTAACACCGCACAACAAAATCCATCTGCATAATATAAAGAGGTCGTATTTTTATGCCGAATATTGATATTTTTGAACGACGTACAATGCTTGAGCCTGTTATTCAGAATTTCAAGGCTCGTCGTTTTCTTCTTCGTACCTTTTTTCCTGGTGTTCAGACCTTTAATACAAAGAAAGTTGATCTGGATTTTGTTCGCGGTGGCCGTACTATGGCTCCGTTTGTTGGTAAAGGTTTTGGCTCAAAAACCGTTGAGCGACGCGGCTTTGTAACGAGAACTCTGGAGCCACCACTTGTTGCACCTGATTTGGTAACAACAGCAGAGCTGCTTTTAAACAGGCTTCCGGGTGAGAATATTTACAACGCAAAATCGCCAGCAGAACGAGCCGCCGAGCAATTAGGTAAAGATTTGCTTGAGCTTGATGAAATGGTTAACCGCCGTGAAGAATGGATGTGTGCACAAGTCTTGTTTACGGGGCAGGTTGATATTGTTGGTGAAGGTGTGGATGACACAGTTTATTTTTGGCCTGAAGAGGAAGGAGATAAACCATATCTTGAACTGACAGGTGATGATTTATGGAGTGCTGCAAAATCAGATCCGTTGGTCAATGTTCGCAACTGGAAACGTCGGGTATCACTAACTTCAGGTTTTACACCTCGTGTTGCCGTAATGGGCGCAAAAGTTGTTGATGCTTTCGTTAAAAATGAAGCAGTAACTAAATATCTTGATAATCGCCGAAAAGAGCTTGGGTATATTGAGCCTAAGGAGTTAGAAGAAGGCGTAACTCATTATGGCAATCTTGAAGGTGTCGATTTTTATGGTTACGACGAACTTATTCGCAATGATAAAACAGGAAAACCAGAACCATTAGTACCGGAAGATAAGATCCTCTTTGGCTCTCCTGGTCGAGGAACGATGCTGTATGGTGCTGTAGAGCTTGTAGATGACGCCGAAAAGACTCTAACGATTGTTGAGTCACCACGAGTTCCAGACACCTGGGTAACTCGTAAGCCGGCTGGCCGTTATGTTGCCATGAAGTCATCTCCACTGCCTAATCCTGGTGTGGCTGATGCCTATCTGGTGGCTAAGGTGGTTTAAATGGCCAGACTGATTAAAAACATTGATACGATAAGCCACGGCTCGCTAAAAGCGGGCCGTTTGCTTAATGGGCTAATGGATAACTCCAGAATTGCCGAACTGATTGCGTCAGGACATGCTATTGCCACCGAAGAGGATGGTGATTTGGCATCGGCCGGGGGCTATGATGCTGCTAAGTTAGCTTTTGAGCATGGATACGCATCTGCTGTTAATGATGCTGTGGACGCGGGGTTGATTACGCGAACGGAGGCGGGTAGCTGTGTATTCGAGGTTGAGTTTGAGGATGATGGCGGCAATGAGGAAACGGTTGCTGATGATTCATCTGAATCTGTAGCTACTTCTGATACCAGTAATGCGAAAAAATCAACGCAAAAAAAAGGTAATAAGAAGTAATGAACTCCTTCAAAGAGGTTATAGCGCAAGATATTTCTGCAATATTCCTCAATGAAAAAGAGTTTGCCGATACATATAACATAGACGGCAAGGATATCCTTGCCGTTATTGATACAGACCTTATTCATGAGCGGAATAAACGCTCATATGCTGAGTTTGCAGAGGGAATAAATCAGGGGCAAATAATATTATTTGTTTCAAGAAAAGATTTTCCTGTTCTCCCTGTCAAAGACCAGTCAATGAAAATCAACGGTAAAAATTATATTATTGATGAAGTATCAGATAATGTTGGTGTATTGGAAATAACTCTCACTGTTAATACTAACAGAGGAATGCCGATTTGATTAATCTTTTGATAGATGCAATAAAAAATCGGTTGGAACATGAGGTTTTCCATGATTTATTAGTGCAGGGGCCTCCTTATGATGAAACAGACAGCGATATTAAATTGTTTGTTCCAACAATATTTAAAGGGTACTTGCCTCCTAAATCACAACCATCTCCAGATAAACCGCCAGAATTTCCTCATGTGATTATCAGGCCCACGGAAGGAGGAATGCAGCCTGAAACGGATGAAGTTAAGGTTAAGTTTCTTCTAGGTGGTTTTTGTGAGGACCATACTGGATATGAATGGGTAATGGCTCTTCTTGAAAGGATGATGTTTCATTTTCAGGAGAAGCCTTTACTTGAAGAGAAATTTCTCTTTCAGGGTGATATCAGATGGCGAATGTTTGATGATCAACCATATCCATATTGGATAACGGAAGCAACTGGAACGTGGCTAGTATTAAAGCCTCAGAATATTCAGTCTCAGGAGTTTATCTAAATGGCTAATAAGAAAAGTAGTAAAGAAGATATAGAAAAGAAGGAAGATGTTGCTCAAACATTTGTATATATAGGACCAACAATCCCTCAACTCTCAATTTTGAAGCATAAACTATTTAAGAATGGTTTATCTCCAGAGTGTAAAAAATTAATATCACATATTCCTGGTGCAAAGTGTTTGTTTGTGGCAACCAGTGATTTTGCAGATGCAGAAAAAAGACTTTCTGATAAAACCAGTGTCGAGTATGTAATGTACTCTAGAGTTTCTTCTTCTATCATGGAGATTAAATAATGGGATATCGCCACGGTATTTATATATCTGAGCTGGCTACATCTATAACTCCTCCAGTACAAGTTAGTGCTGGGTTGATTGTCGCATTTGGTACAGCTCCTGTTAATCAGTTAGAAGATCCAGCCTCAGCGGTAAATAAACCTATCATTGCTTATACATACGCAGAGGCCGTATCTAAAATAGGATATAGCACAAACTTCGAGAAATATACTTTAAGCGAAGTAATTAAAGTCGCATTTGGAATATATGGTGTTGCGCCAGTTGTATTTATTAATGTGCTTGATCCAGCAAAGCATAAGAAAGACGTACCTGATGAGGTAGTAAAACTTTCTGGCGGGAAAGGTACGCTCTCTAACGATGGTGTCTTATATAAATCTGTTGTTGTGAAAAAAGCAGATGGTGATTCGGCAGGATTAACGGTTGACACCGATTATGTGCTGGCGCTGGATGATAATGGCTATACGGTCATTACCGCTATTAGCGGAGGAAAAATTACCGAAAAAGACGCTACTCTTAAGGTTAGTTATACGCATCTTGATCCCGGTGCCGTAACTAAAAATGACATTATCGGTGGTGTGGATTCCAACACTAAAGCCAATACAGGGCTTGAGTTACTGTCTGATGTGTATCCCCGCTTCAAGTTGGTTCCTGGACAAGTGATTGCGCCTGGATTTAGTTCTGATAGTGAAGTTGGCCAGCTAATGGCGGCTAAAGCTGCGCTGATTAGTGAATTGTTCAAAGCAGAAGCTATCACCGATGCGCCGACTGATAAATCTACTATCAGTGATTATTCTGCTGTTCCTGAATGGAAGCAGAACAATAATCATATGGCAGCTAACCAGACAGTGTGCTGGCCGATGGTGAAACTTGGTGACAATATTTACCATCACTCAACCCATTTAGCTGCAGCAACATGCTTGCTGGATAGTCAGTATGGTGATATTCCATCACGTTCTCCGTCAAATATAAAACTACAGATGGACGGTGCTGTACGTAAAGATGGCAGTGAGGTATGGCTTAACATTAGCCAGGCAAACTACTTAAATGGACAGGGGATTGTAACAAGCCTTAATTTTGATGGTTGGAAATCATGGGGAAACCGTAATGCTATTTATCCAACATCTACAGACCCCAAAGACGCATTTCGTGTTTGCCGACGTATGTTTAACTGGGTGGGTAATACGTTAATTCTTTCGCATTGGTCAAAAATAGACAATCCTGCAAACCGTCGATTAATTGAATCGATTGTTACTAGTGCGAATATTTGGCTTAACGGCCTCACTGGTAATCAGGATATTGCAGGTGGTGTTGTTACCTTTGATCAGTCTGAAAACACGATTACGTCATTGATGGACGGGATTGTTAAATTCCATGTAAAAATGACACCATTCTCACCTGCCAGAGATATAGAGTTCGTCATGGAATATAATCCTGATTATCTGCTGAACTTGTTTTCTGAATAAATAATAGGAGGTTGCTTTGAGCAATCAAATTCCTGAGAGACTTATTAACTTTACAGTATACGGTGAAGGAAACCGTATTATCGGTGTTGCTGACGCAAAGCTGCCATCAATTGAGATGATGACAGAAACTGTTAGTGGTGCAGGTATCGCTGGAGAGCTTGAGAGCGGAACGCTGGGGCATTTCAAACCAATGACTGTCTCTCTTAAATGGCGAACTCTGACCTCTGCTGGTACAAAATTATTTCTATCCTCATCGCATCAGGTAGATTTTCGCGGTAGCCAGCAGGTTTATGATGCAGGAACAGGAAAATATAAAACGGTTCCTATTCGGGCTTCAATGAAGCTAAACCCTAAAAAACTGGATTTAGGTTCGCTACAGGTGGCAAAGGCTACTGATTCAGAGAATGAATTTGAAGTTCTCTATATCAAATTATTTATTGATGGAAAAGAAGTCCTGGAAATTGATAAGTTGAACTTTATTTGTATCTTTGATGGTGAAGATATATTAAAAAGCGTTCGTGATGATTTAGGTTTATAAGGTGACAAAATGGAAACCGTTAAATTAAGTAAAGAATATCGTTTTGAAGACTTTGAGCCGGTGACTGAACTCAACCTTGATTTAGACAACCTAAAAGGCAGTGATATTTTAGAGGTATCGGACTTACTGCAATCTCAAGGGCATGTTTCAGTTCAAACATCACTTGATAATAAAGTCCATGCAGCCTTGGCTGCTCGCTGTATTGGTCGTCCAATAGAGTATCTGAATGGATTACCAGCGAAAGACTTTGTTAAAGTTTGTCAAAAGGTACAGAATTTTTTGCTCTCGTAGGTTTTGATGAGCAAAAACCTATTGATAAGCAAATAATGAGGGCCGCGAGTTCTCTATCTCAATCATCTCAATCAACACCTATATCCTACTGGCTTTCTCTTCGGTTGAGGCGAATCGTCGCATGGATTGACGTGTTTAATGAGGATTAATACTAATGGCCAGCAATAAGAACTTTAAGCTGGCTTTTGAAATTGGCGGCAAAGTTGCCGCCTCTCTCCCCAAAAGTTTTACTACAGCTAATCAGGCTGTTGCTAAATTAAATGCAGAGCTTGCTGGGTTAACGAAAGAACATGGGGAAATTCAAAAGCTACAATCTGTAAAAGTAAAGGTTGGACAGACTGCCCTCGAATATCATAAAGCTGCCGCTCGCGTTGAAGAGTTACAGAAGCAAATAAAAAACACGGCCAATCCAACCAGAGCGATGCTTCGTGACTTTGAGAAGGCAAAAACACATTCATCAAATTTACGAGCATCACTACGTTCTCAGCGTGAAGAACTGGCCGCTTTAAAGTCTGCCTATCAGGGAGCTGATACATCTGCCAGAGCTTTGGCCTCAAGAGAGAAAGAGCTTAAAGCCAGCATTGATCGTAATCGTGAGGCTCAGGCCCGTAGCGTTGAGCAGGTTAACCGCTACAGAACGGCTTTGGCTTTAGCCAGAGCAAATGTTCAGCAAGTGAAAAAACAGCAGGAGGAACTTAACCGGGCATTAGAAAAACAACGTATTGATAAAATTAACAGCTATAAAAATGCGTTGGCTGAAGCACGGAAAAATGTTCTTGCAGTAAAACGTGCTCAGGAGGAGTTAAACCGCGCGTTGGAAAGGCAGCGTGAATTGAAGCGAGAGCATCTTGGTGAGGCAAAGAGTCAACTTGTAAGGTCAGGATTACAAACTGGTGCTGTAGCGGCTGGTGCATTTGCTGCTGCTAACAATGCAGCAAATTTCAATCGTGAAAACAAAATGATTGGTCTTACGGCAGATATGAAGCCGGAAGAAGTTCAGGCGATGGGGCAGGCGATGCTTGTTACCGGAACGGCTACCAACCAGTTTGCATCTGATATTCAGGCCGCTCAGGGTTTTCTCGTCGCTGCTGGGCAGGATTATAAAGAGGCTCAGGCGAATCTACTAACTATTGGGCGAACAGCTACAGCTACTGGCTCTGATATCCTCGATGTCTCGAAAGCATCATTTACATTAAGTGACTCATTGAAGATTGATCCATCTCAAATGAAGTCTGCAATGGGGATTCTGGTTCAGGCAGGGAAAGAGGGGAACTTTGAATTTAAAGATATGGCCAAAAATCTTCCTGTGCTTGGTGCTCAGTTCCAGGCATTAAAAATGGGAGGTAAAGAAGCAGCCGCGACGATGGGTGCAGCTTTGCAGATAGCTCGCAAGGGGGCTGCAACTTCGGATGAGGCTGCTAATAATATGAACAACTTTTTGGCAAAAATACTTTCCCCTGAAACACTAAAAAAAGCAAAGAAAAATTTCGGTGTAGATTTATATAAAATTGTTACAACAGCGCAGAAAAAAGGGAAGAATCCATTCGAAGCTGCAATGCATTCTGTCATGAAAATGACTAAGAACGGAGATCAGAAGTTACTTGGTGAACTATTTGGCGATATGCAGGTTCAGAACTTTGTTCGTCCGATGATTCAAAACTGGAAGGAATACCAGAGAATCAAAGCAACATCTCTTGGAGCTGGAAGTGCTGTTATTGACCGCGATTTTGCCAACATAACGAAAGATAATGCGGAGCGATTGAAACAATTACGTATTCAGGCTAGCAATGCATCATTAAGTTTTGGTCAGGCCTTGCAACCTGCTTTGAATGCCGCGCTTAGTGTTTTGGTTCCGCTGATTACAAAAATTAGTGAATTTGTAGCTAACAACCCCAATTTTGTGTCTCAGATAGTGATGGCGGCAGGTGCGTTTCTAACCATGAAAAGTGTGGTTATAGCGTGTAGGGTAGCTATGCTGGCTTTATCTGTAGCGACAAAGCTAACACCCTTCGGGTGGATTCAGATGGCTATATCTGCGCTGGTTGCCGCAGGAATATTGCTCTATCAGAATTGGGATAAGATCAGAGATTATGCTGTCAGAGTTTGGCCTTCTGTTAAGGAATATACAGTTAAATCATTTGAGGCTATAAAAAACTTTATCTTAAACTTTGACCTCAATGGATGGATTATATCTATGTTTGGTAAAGCATGGGATTATCTTTCCAACATAAACTGGAGTTCGGCAGGAGTAAGAATTTACAGTACATTAATTAGTGCTTTTAAATGGATGTCTCCGCTTCCGTTCTTAATTAAAGCATTTAAAATTACAACAAATTACCTTTCTGGCATTAACTGGAGCGAAACAGGAAAGAAAATCATAGATACACTGGTATCTGTTTTTATGCGTTTTTCACCAGTTGGACTCTTTATAAGAGCATTCCAATCTGTAACGACTTATTTATCTGGAATAAACTGGAGTGAGTCAGGCGCAAAAATAATTGAGACGTTAATCACTGGGATAAAATCAAAAGCAAATGCTTTAATTAATGAAGTGAAAGGCGTTTTTTCTTCTGTACGTGAGTATTTACCGTTCTCTGACGCGAAAAAAGGTCCATTCTCACAGCTAACAAAGTCAGGTGGTGCAATAATGACTACTCTGGCATCAGGTGTTAGCAGGAATAACAGCTTACAGAATGCAATAGCAAGCAAGTTCGGGCAATCAAATTTATCACCTCACGGGATATCTGCCGCTGGGACTTCTGGACCTCGCCAGAACGTTAACGCTGTGACTGGTGGAATAACCTATTCACCTGTAATCAATCTTCCGGCTGGTTCACCAAAGGAAACTGAGGCGGCAGCTAAAAGAGCATTAGATGCGGGATATTCTGATTTTGAGAAGAAATTGAGTGCTCATATGTTCCAACAACGGAGATTAAGTTTTGGATGATTATAGAACGGTTCAAGGGGACTCATGGGATAGTATCGCTTTAAAGTTGTATGGTAATGAGTACCTGTCTTATCTTCTTATTGATGCTAATACTGAGCACCGCTTTACGGTGCTTTTTTCTGCGGGAATTATTCTTAAAGTTCCTGATGCTCCGGTTATGCCAATATCAGTAAACAATTTTCCTCCGTGGAGACGCAATAGTGTTACGTAAAACGCTTTTTGATGTTATATATCAGAATGTAAATATTACCGCTCATATGTCACCTGATGTTTTGTCAATGTCTTATACAGATAATGAAGATGGTCAGGTCGATGATATTTCTATTATATTAAAAAATGATGATGGGAAATGGTCTGGAGACTGGACACCTAAAAAGGGTGATTTTATTGATTTGAGCTTTAAGCCTATAAATCAAATCGTCCTTGAGTGCGGGAAATTCCAGGTAGATGGCATAACTTGCTCTGGACCACCTTCTGTGGTTGAGGTAACTGCTGTTTCTGTTCCTGTTTCATCAGGCATTAGACGTGATTTAAAAAGTAATGCATGGGAAAAAACAACTCTTAAAGATATAGCAACTTCTATAGCTAAATTAGCTAACCTTGAACTGTTGTTTCTTATTGATGGTGATAGTAATCCATATTATGCGCGTGAAGATCAAATGGAGGAAAGCGATTTAAAATTTCTCCATCGACTTTGCCAGGATGAAGGGTTGTCGTTAAAGGTCACTGATAGCCAATTAATAATATTTGCTCAAGAGATGTTTGAGCAAAAAGATCCTATCGCTACGCTTACGTTAGGTATTGATGAGATAATCAGATATAGCTTTAGCACACAATCTACAGATTTGTATAAAAGTTGCACGTGCAAATATCGCGTACCTAAAAAAAGAAAGTCGCTTTCGTATACTTGGGTAGATCCATCCGTAGAAGAAGGGTCGAATCTTAAGATAAGAAAACTGGTAGCTAATTTAGATGAAGCAAAACGTAAGGCAAAGGCTGCTTTGCGGCTTAAAAATAGATATCAAAATACCGGATCTTTAGTATTGGTTGGAGACACCAGATTGGTAGCTGGTGTAACTATAAATCTGGAGGGATTCGGTTCATTTTCTGGAAAATATCTTATATCGAAAGCTGTGCATTCAATTGGGACTAGTGGTTATACCACCTCGATTGATGTCCGAAGAGTAATTAATGGGTATTAATTATGAATGATTTAGAAACATTATTACGTCAGACTATAAGAGTTGGCGTTGTTTCTGATATTGATGATGGTGATGTTACAGCAAGAGTTACTTTCGATGATCAGGATAGCGTCACTTCGGCAAAGTTATCAGTTATTGTGAAAAATACAGATAAGAATGCTGATTACTGGATGCCAGATATTGGTGAGCAAGTTTTGTGTATCTTTCATCCCGCGGGGCCGCAACAAGGTTTTATTCTTGGTAGTTTTTATGATGAAACACAGAAGCCGCCATCTAATACTGTTAATAAACGCGTCATTAGATTTAATAACGGAACTCGTATTGAGATAGACAGAGAATCTAATTTACTCCTTGTTGATGCTGTCGGAGATGTAACCATTAAGGCTACAGGAACCGTAACTATTGATGCTCCAGAAACCATCATTACCGGAAATGCTACAGTTGAAGGATTACTAACCTTCAAAGGTGGAATGAAAGGATCTTCTGCTGGAGGTGTTGCAGCTACAATTTCTGGGAATGTTAAGGTTGTTGGTGGTGATATAGATGTTGATGGGATTAAATCTAAAGGCCACCATCACACAGCTCAGGGGGAATACGCTCCGACAACGGAGGCTCAGGCATGATTGTGGGTATGCTTGGTACAATGCCTTTTGTTGCCTCATCAATAGTGGTGAATACGTTCAACAATTTTAAAAGGACGTCAAAGCGTCGTGTAGCGCGCCATGATGTTATTGGGCTTAAACCTGTTCTGGAGGATATAGGTCCAGATCTGGATGAAGTTAGTTTTAATATGCGGTTGGATACAACACTTGGCATTGTTCCATTGGCTGCGCTTTCATTACTTAGGACAATGCAATCAATTCAGGAAGTAAATCCTGTTGTAATTGGTATTCAGTATTTTGGTAATTTTATAATTACAGATATAGAGGAATCATGGACTTATTTCGGTCCAACTGGGAATCCACGAGTGATTATCGTCGGCATTAAATTACAGGAAGTCGGACAGACCTCTCTGAAAGAAGCATTAGTTGATATTGCTGGCAATATAGAGTCAAAAACTAGAAGTGCGTTAGGTAAATTATTATGAATAATACGTTTACCATATCATCACCTTCTTACTCGATTGATTGGTCGCCCAAAACAGTTGTAGAAGAAGTTTTGCAAAATGTCTCTACTATTATTAATACTCAAATTGGCACTGTACCATATGCCAGAAAATTAGGAATTAATTCAAGTCTTGTTGATAGCTCTAGTCCAATTTTTATTGCTACAGCAACACGAGAAATAATTCAAAAAATTAGTGAGTTTGAGCCTAGAGCGATTATCCATTCTGTTACTTTTGAAAGAACGGACGTTTCTGATGGTTTTATTAGGCCAAAACTTGTGATAGGAGTTAGAGAATGACGTTGCCGCGTGGTGGTTTGCCAGATATTACTTTCGCAGATTCTAACCCGACTGATATAACAACTCGTTCAATCAGGGCTTTTGAGAGTATAACAGGTGAAACATTAGCACCTGCTGATCCACGTAGATTATTCATCTTATCATTGTGTGAGATTATTATACAGCAAAGAAAAGCTATCGATTTTTCTGCAAAACAAAACCTTCTTACATATGGTGAAGGTGAATATCTCGACCATATAGGCTATCTGACGGATACGCCTAGGCTGGAAGCTCAATCTGCCTTGACTACATTTGAGTTTAATCTGTCAACAAAATTATCGGGGATATATACAATACCTGCTGGCACTCAAGTTTCAACTGGAAATGGTGTTATTTTCCAAACAGATATTTTGTTGGAAATACCTGCTGGGAAAACAGTTGGTACAGTCTCAGGATATGCTGTTATACCTGGTTTATCTGGGAATGGCTTTTTACCAGGGCAAATAAATGAGTTGGTGACTCCGTTGCCGTATGTTTCCAGAGTAAGGAATGTAACAACATCTAATTCTGGTGCTGATACGGAGTCAGATGATAATTATGCTGAAAGAATAAAACTGTCGCCGGAAAAACTGTCTACAGCAGGGCCGGAGGATTCTTATAAATATTGGACAAGAACAGCCAATCAGAATATAAAAGATGTGAATGTATATACACCATCGCCCGGAATTGTAGAAATCCGTTCTTTGTTAGAGAACGGAGATATACCTTCTGATGAACTATTAGAGCAGATAAATAGCGTTCTCTCTGCAACTAATATTCGACCATTCACAGATAAAGTTCTTGTTAAGAAACCAGAGAGCATTGAATACGATATAATAATTAAATACTGGATTAACTCATCGGACAAAAACAGAACAACTTTAATTCAAAGTGAGGTTGAGAAAGCTATTGATGAGTATAAACAATGGCAACGTTCGGTTATGGGAAGAGATATAAATCCAGATGAAATTATTCAACGTTTAAAAAATGCTGGGGCTAAAAGATTAGAAATATCAAGTCCTGTTTTTAATGTGGTTGGAGAGACACAGGTCGCCAGAGAGAGAAATATAAATTGCCAGTATGCGGGGTTAGAGGATGGCTGATATCTTTAATGTTAGCTTGTTGGATGTTTTACCTCCTAACTTAGCTAGCGATCCCAACGTGATAGCTATGTCGAAAGCTATTGATGATGAACTACAAGCAATTAACAATTTAATATATAAGACAGAAATATATAGCGTTGTTGATAACCTGGACTCAGTTGTTCTCGATCATTTAGCTTGGCAATGGAATGCTGATACATGGAGGGATAGTTGGCCTGTATCGTTAAAGCGTTCTGTTTTTAAATCAATAATACGAACAAAGCGAATAAAGGGTACAAGGGCAGCGGTTGAAGATGTAGTAAATAGCTTGGGTGGAGAGGTAAACATAACAGAATGGTTTGAAACATCACCACCTGGCGAACCATATACAGCCTCAATTGTTGCTTCGATTAACTCTTTTGATGGTGCTGTTCCTTCGAAAGAGATGTTGGAGGATACGTTAAGAAGTATCAAGAGTGCAAAGTCGGCAAGAACACTATTTACATTTTCGCAAGCAACCAATGTTTCAGGTGGTGTTGGTATTGTCGGTGCTTTCCAGCCTGTGTCTTATGTACGATTAATTGGTGAGTGCTAATTTGCGATTTGTTAATCCAAGGAATTAAGCGTGAGTAAATTATTATTTACGATGACTGACGCCGGGCGTAAGGCGCTGGTTAATGCCAACAAGACTGGAACAAATAAAGTTGAGATCGTTTCTGTTGGTTTAGGTAGTAGATATTATGCCACATCAACCACACAAACAAAAATAACAGATGAAATAAAGCGACTTACCACAATAGGAGGCAAAGTCGTTTCTCCTGATACCATTCATGTAACTGCGAAGGATGATAGTAAAGATGAGTATGTTGTCCATACAATAGGTTTGTATACAAATAAAGGAACATTGTTTGCTGTATACTCGCAAGAACAAGTAATAATAAATAAAGCATCTTCTACAATTGCTTTAATATCAAGTGATATAGCAATTAAAAATCTTGATACTAAAAACATTACATTTGGTGATGTTGAGTTTATTAACCCTCCCGCAACCGAAACTGTTGTTGGAGTAGCAAGATTTGCTAATGAACAAGAAATTGATGCAGGTACAGATGATTCCCTGGCTGTTTCAGCAAAGCGGCTTAAGCAAGCTATTGTAAAACATGAGCAATCACGTAATCATCCTGATGCAACTTTAACATCAAAAGGCATTGTTCAACTCAGTAATGCCACCAATAGCACGTCTGAAAAGCTCGCAGCGACGCCTAAGGCTGTTAAGGCTGCATATGACCTGGCTAACGCTAAATACACCGCACAGGACGCTACCACGGCGCGAAAAGGGATTGTTCAGCTCAGTAGTGCCACTAACAGTACGTCTGAAACGCAGGCGGCAACGCCAAAAGCGGTCAAGGCAGCAAATGACAACGCAAATTCACGTCTGGCGAAAAATCAGAACGGTGCAGATATCCAGGATAAATCAGCTTTTCTGGACAATGTTGGCGTTACTAGCCTGACGTTTATGAAAAACAATGGCGAAATGCCGGTTGATGCCGACCTGAATACATTTGGTCCCGTTAAGGCTTATCTGGGGATCTGGTCTAAAGCTACCTCAACTAACGCAACACTGGAGAAAAATTTCCCGGAAGATAATGCTGTCGGTGTGCTTGAGGTTTTTGCTGCCGGCAATTTTGCAGGTACTCAACGCTTTACCACGGGAGACGGCAATGTATACATGCGTAAACTCGCCAGTAAGTGGAATGGCACTGATGGTCCGTGGGGCGTATGGCGTCACACTCAATCTGCTACCCGCCCTTTGAGTACGACTATAGACCTGAATACGCTTGGAGCCGCCGAGCATCTTGGTTTATGGCGTAACAGTAGCTCGGCTATAGCTTCATATGAACGCAATTATCCAGAGGAAGGCGGCTTTGCTCAGGGGACGCTTGAGATCCTCGAAGGCGGGAATTATGGAAGAACGCAACGTTATACCACTCGCCGTGGAAATATGTATGTCCGCTGCCTTGCGGCAAGCTGGGATGCATCAAATCCGCAGTGGGAACCGTGGTTAAGAGTCGGTCATCAGTCAGAGAGTCGTTATTACGACGGGGATTTGAATGATGTGACTTCACCAGGTATTTACAGCGTTACAGGTAAAGCGACCAATGGTCCAATACTGGACGGAAACGGCGTGACAGTCCTCGGTATTCTGGAAGTGTTGAGGCGCTTTGATGGTGTTAACGTATGGCAGCGTTATACAACTGCCGGAACAGGTACAACCCTTAAAGGTCGCACGTTTGAGCGCGTTTTTACCGGCAGCTCATGGAGCGAATGGCGGGAAGTCTACACCTCGTATTCACTTCCCCTGAATCTGGGTATCGGCGGTGCAGTGGCAAAGCTCACCAGCCTGGACTGGCAGACCCACGACTTTGTGCCGGGCAGTCTGATAACCGTTCGGCTTGATAACATGACCAACATTCCCGACGGTATGGACTGGGGCGTCATTGATGGCAACCTGATAAACATCGCAGTTGGTCCGAGTGATGATTCCGGTACGGGGCGCTCAATGCATGTATGGCGCAGCACTGTAAGTAAAGCGAATTACCGCTTTTTTATGGTGCGTATTTCAGGAAATCCGGGAAGCCGCACGATCACGACAAGACGTGTGCCAATTATCGACGAAGCTCAGACATGGGCGGCGAAACAGACATTCAGCGGTGGTCTTTCTGGTGAACTGTCCGGCAATGCGGCTACAGCTACAAAGCTGAAAACGGCAAGGACAATTAACGGCGTAAAATTTGACGGCTCGGCAAATATTGAAGCATTTCCGCCAGGTGTTCCGTTGCCGTGGCCATCAGATACACCACCTGCGGGCTATGCAATTATGCAGGGGCAGACGTTTGATAAGGCAGCATATCCGAAACTGGCTATAGCCTATCCTTCTGGTGTTATTCCAGATATGCGCGGCTGGACAATCAAGGGCAAACCCGCCAGTGGGCGTGCCGTATTGTCACAGGAACAGGACGGGATTAAATCGCATACTCACAGTGCCAGTGCGTCAAATACGGATTTGGGAACGAAAACAACCAGTTCGTTTGATTACGGCACGAAGACGGTCAGTACGTTTAATCATGGCACAAAATCAACGAACAATACGGGCAATCATACGCACACTGTCGGTGGTGTTTATGGCGGCGACTCTGTCGGTGGAAAACAGCGTGTACAGGCTTCAGGAAACAATCAGGTGTCCAGCACCGCCGGAGCGCACGCCCATACGGTGGATATTGGTCAGCATAACCACACTGTAGGTATTGGTGCCCATGCACACACTGTAGCATTAGGTGCGCACGGACACACCATCACGGTAAATGCTACGGGTAATACCGAAAACACCGTCAAAAACATCGCATTTAACTATATTGTGAGGCTTGCATAATGGCTTTCAGAATGAGTGCAGAAGCACAAACTATCCGCGTTTTCAATTTACTTGATGGAACCAATGAATTTATTGGCGAAAGTGACGCATATATCCCACCGTATACTGGCCTGCCTGCAAACAGTACAGATATTGCACCGCCTGATATTCCGGCGGGTTATGCAGCCGTTTTCAATGCAGATGAAATGAAATGGGAACTGATGGAAGACCATCGCGGAAAGACCGTCTATGAAACGAAAACGGGAGCAGCCATTTATATTTCTGAACTTGGCGTATTACCTCCAGACGTGACAGCCATTTCCCCGGAGGGGGATTATCAGAAATGGAACGGCAATGCGTGGGTGAATGATGAGAATGCAGAGCGTGATGCGCTTGTCAGAGCGGCTGACTCTCAGAAGAAAGAGCTGATTGCATATGCAGGTGAAATTATTGCCACTCTGCAGGATGCTGTCGATTTAGATATGGCTACCGAGGAAGAAAAGTTAAGCCTGACACACTGGAAAAAATACCGTGTGCTACTGAATCGCGTTCAGCCGGAAAATGCCCCTGATATCGAATGGCCAGAATTAGTGTAAAGGCAAGATGATTTAAGGAACAAAACCGCCAATATGTTTATTAGCGGTTTTGCATTAAGTCAAAACAACCCTTTAACGGAGCTGGCCGCGCTGTTAAGGGATGATGTCACCTTATCTTTGAAGCCGGACAGCATATTGCTGAACGATGAGTTTACCGCAGGTTTCTGGCTGGGAATCATTGACTGGAGTTAGGCCAGTAGTATGATGCTCGCAAAACGAGATCCAATTTAGATCCTTTTACTGGTGGATTATCGTTCGATCAGTGAGAGACTTCGTGCATGACCGAAAGTGTTGTGGTAGAGTTCTCTTAAAACCACGTAACGTGGTTATGATTGTGGGTGTCTGGTTGGAAAGTGACCAGATATGGAAACAAAAAGCCCGCAGATAAATCTGCGGGCTTCTTGCGACATCCACGGAAAACCAACAACAACAATCCATGGGCGCCTCGACAACTCCCATTATACGTTGGTTTTCCGTGGACGCAAGAGCGAACATATGGATAGACCAATGCCGTCTCTACGTTCAGCTTACGTTTGTAATTTGTCGCCGGAGTTCCAGCCTCCAAAGCACCATACGCACAAGCTGCCGCTGGTGTTATCTGATGCTTTACAGCGCATTAATGGGCGTGATCTTACGTGTGAGGTTGCGTTCTACGTTAATCAACCGTCAGAGCGGAAGCGCCGGATAAACGAGCATCGTCGTCGGGCGATTAATGCTGTGATCGCTGCGATTTTGCACCATGTAAACATCATTTCTAAGCGGGTTCTGGCTAGTGCTGAGGCGTTGGCTGATTTTTGCGGCCTGTCTACCGTATCCGAAGCTGGGAACAAGTCTATAACGCGCTGTACAAGGGCGTTGTCGCAACTGAAAGCGTTAGGTTTTATTGATTATGAACGTCGCTGGGATCGGGTGAATAAACAGTATTGGCCAGCGAAAATAGAGATTCGTGATCAACTGCTGGAAACCGTTGGTATTACTGAACAAGCATGGAGACGTGCGGTTAGCCAGAAACTTAATTACTTCAATGCGAAGAATAGCGAACGGCTTAAAAAAGCGATAACGGAGGCTGATTATAAGCGTATTGTTATTCAGGAGCAGATGGAGAATGTATGGCGTCAGAGGAAGACGGCCAGAGAGATAAAGGCAAAACAGAAAGCAGCGGAGAGAGCTGCGCGTCTTGTTCGGGAAAAGGGAGAGGCCGAACTTCGTCATCAAATCACCAGAGAGGTTAGTCAGGAATTTGCTGATGGCATGTATCCTGGTGCTGACCTTGCATATTTACGATCCCTCGTTGAGCAGCGTTATAACAGGTTAAGAAAGACCTGGAAATCACTCCAACATTAACCCACCTGAATGATGAATCCGGTTTTACCGGAGGATTATCTACGTCGCAATAAAATATCTGTTCAAAAAACAATCTAAATTAATTTTCTCTAAACCTGAACACAGCAAAAATATCGCCTTTACAGGCATCGGCTAATAAAGTTATCCACAGTTCTGATATGTATATGCAAATGGTTTTTTATAATAGATGCACTAAACAAATAAATGCAAAATCACTTTCTTTTATTAAGACTTTCTTTATTTAACTTACACAGGCTTTGCCTGTGAATATGTTCGCCCTTGCAGCGAGCTAAAGCTCGCGCCGGTTCGAGTCGCTACGCTCAAATATACCTCCTCCGGCACTTGCCGGAGGCATGGAGCAGCCTGATCATCCTTTTCGAAACGGCACGTTTCGAACTATACAAAATCAATTTATATAAGGCCGAAATAAGGCCTACGGCCGGGCTTTGCAGGAGGAAGGGGCGAGCCTTATCAATAAACGTCGATAAATACGCACACAGTAGCCATCAGAACGCGATAAAATGTAAGAAACATCATTTCCTATTAGACATAGAAAACTTGTCTTATACGCAATGTAGTAAATTTCTATTGCCACATAGGAAAAGATTTCCTATCATCGTAGATATAATAAATGGAGATGGTTATGGATAAAGATACTGTTTTAAAAATGTTGAATCCGGCTTGTTTAAAAAAAGCGGATGAATGGGAATCTCCTACATGTGGAGAAGTTCGGGCAGTCATTGGCCTGACCGGAATGAGCGGCTCGCAGTTAGCCAAAAAACTAGGCTTAAAAGATAGTCGCAATGTTCGCAACTGGCAGATGTTAAAGGAGTCCACATCCAGATCCAGCATTCCGTATGCAGCCTGGGCGCTGCTGTGTTACTTCGCTGGGTTAGGGTTAATCTTCATTGATAACAAAACAGATGTTTGAAACATGCAAATATGAGGTTTGTTATGGAACTTGTACGCAAAACACGCAAAGAGTTCTTGGACCTGTATCGCATGGGAGCTTTCACTTGTGTTGTGGCTACCCAGGACGAAGTGACAAAAAGCTGGCGGCTTTTTGCTCTCAATAAAAAAGGGATTGCCGTTTTCATTGAAAAAGCCCGTGGTGGTATCCGCGAATGGGCGGGATTGAATTATGTGGCTGATTTTTGCGCAGCTATGGGGATTCGTCGCTGGGAAGTCCATATGCCAGGAGTAAAGTCACAAAAATAGGGCTTTCGCGTCGAAAATGAGGCGAAACTGAAAACGAGATTTCATTAACAAATAAGCAACATAAAAAACGGTGGAAAACGCCCAGGAAAACATGATCTTTTGAGCGGATTTTTTAGATCCGACAATGAACGGTGATCCGGTGGTGCCGATAACGTCCATTATGTTAAATGGCCCCGTTTTTCTTGAAATTATAACTCACAGGTTATATAGTTAGTGATATAAACTACAGGTTATAGGATTGAGCATGTGGACGGTACTTTTTAGCCAGCGATTTGACGGCTGGCTAAATGAGCAAGAAGACGCTCTTCAGGAAAAGGTTTTGGCTGATTTGAAAAAGCTACAGGTTTACGGACCTGAGTTACCCAGGCCATATGCCGATACCGTAAAAGGTTCTCGGTACAAAAATATGAAAGAGCTTCGCGTTCAGTTTTCTGGCCGTCCGATAAGAGCCTTTTATGCGTTCGATCCGATTCGCCGGGCTATCGTTCTTTGTGCAGGAGACAAAAGTAACGATAAGCGGTTTTATAAAAAACTGGTGCGTATAGCTGAGGATGAGTTTGCAGCACATCTGAACACACTGGAGAGCAAGTAATGAGAACATTAGATGAGGTGATTGCCAGCCGTTTACCGGAAAGCCAGGCGCGAATTAAAGAAATGGCAGATGAGATGATTCTTGAGGTCGGCTTGCAGATGATGCGTGAAGAACTCCAGTTATCACAAAAGCAGGTTGCTGAGGCGATGGGTATAAGCCAGCCAGCAGTAACAAAGCTGGAGCAGCGCGGAAATGATTTAAAGCTGGCGACATTAAAGCGTTACGTTGAAGCTATGGGAGGCAAATTAAGCCTGGATGTTGAGCTTCCCACAGGAAAACGAATAGCGTTTAACATCTGATCAGAACGAATGATAAGCCCCTGTTGCAAAGGGGCTTTTTTGTGCTCATAGAATTATATAATTATAGATTTATATAAAAGTGCTTTACAGGTGGGAAAAAATTTCCTATGGTTATACCCGAAACCGAGCGATACCCGCCCTGGTTAAACCGGAGATAACCCGATGAGCATGATTAAAATCCGCAAAAACGCTTTCCTTAAAATTCAAACTATCCTGGCTGGTTCTGTTGGCGTGATTTGCCGTTCTTCTTCAAGCCGCATCGATGACGGCTACGATGATGAGTATCGTGTGTCCTCGTGCGACGAGGCTTTAACTTGGCTGAAGGAGAATCAGGAACGTGCCCAGGTATATCTGGAAACAGAGAACGGCAATCAGATGCTGCGTATTAGCGGTCGTTATGGATTTGAAACCACATTCATGGCCTATTTTAATCAGGCTTACTTTGACAAGGAGCTGGCCTGGTACACTGATCGTATGAGCAAAAGCGAGCCAGCCCCGAGTACACCGCCGAACGATAAACCATTTTTATTCCTCGTTAAGTAAACACAATGCGCAAAGTGTCATTTTGACACTTTGCGAGTGTTAATATAGGGGCGTTTGAAGATAGATAACTTATTGTGGGGCAAGCCGATAACTTACATTGGGTTAGCTTGAATAGGTAGTTGGTATTTTGAGCATATGGCCAATCTCTTCGAGATGCTTAGATGGATTCTCCCCAGTCTTACCTTCATGTATTGACGCTATATAGTTCAAATTTCGAGCTGCCCCAAGAATCTCGGTGGCTGATGGAACAAGACGAAAGCCGATATGTAACTTTTTGATATAGAAAGGTAAAGTGGAATATTTTGCCATTAACTGTGCTGCGGAATCTTTTAGATCATGAATGATTTCTGGCTTTAAGTTCGAGCTAGGATTCACTATTTTTGCTTGGTTACATAATAACAGATTGGATATTTTCCCTAGTTGTTCCCTGAATGAAATGTAAGGCTCAATAGCTCCTTTGACGATGAGTTGGCCTAGAACAAAAACACTTACACCAGTGACCACGGTGACAAAAGCAGATGAACTCATTTTTTACCTAAAGCCTAAAGATTGGATTGTTAATACATCTTATTTTGTCGTGAGTGGCTATGTCTAATTTATTGAATATCTAGGGAAAGGTAGAGGATGTAATGACGGGTTACGAATTGAAATTATGGCGTCGTGGGATGAACTGGACGCAGGAGCGAGCAGCCGAAGAGTTTGGGATATCGTTGGCTACATATAAGCGATATGAGAAGGGGGAGCCGCCGAGGGTCATTGAGATGGCCATTCGCGTTCTGTCGTTTGACGATATGGTTAAGGATCTTTCACACCTTGATAAAGATGCGATTCTGTTAAGGCTGCAAACCCTTGTATGGGAAAAGGTTAAAGTGTCGGCAGAATTGGAACAAGGGATCAAATGATCCTTTACGGATCGTTTTCTGGTGGTGTAATGTAAGCGCCAGAAAGACAAAAACCGCCTTGCCGGGCGGTTTTCAGTCTGAAATTTAAATCTTGCTTGGTAGGCTGGATTTAAAAAGACACCTCTTGATTGGGGCGGCTTTCTTGCGTCTAAAGATAATCAAATCTTTTTGCGCCTGCAACCCCTTTTTTACTGGTGCACGTTTCAGACTCACGCTCGCGTCGTTGTCTTTGCTACTTCGTTGGGTTCGGTGTTTTTGGGCGAAGTGGCGCGCGGGTATGCGTACAAGGGGAAAGTGTGCTGACGCAAGCCAGGAACAGCGATCTAAACTAAGTCGAGTCTGAGAAAGGCAGGAGTGCGACAACTCGCCTGTGCTCAATGAGCAGAAGAAGGTATATCAGACGACCAATGGCATGATTGTGGGCCACAGGGCGCACACGGCGGCGAAGCATTGGAAACGATGTGGAGCTATCTGGTGGCATGAGTTCCGGTACTCGATCTCGAGCTTTTTTTGATGCTTTTGAGAAGGGGCCGGAACTCCGGTAAAGGGCACCCTGTATGGGGGGAGGGGGGGTTGTGTCTTAAGGAAGATCTAATACGATATTGCTTTACCCTTATATCTAAAAGGAGATTTCTATGGGGATGCTGGTGGCGTTTATTATTAGCCTGATTTTGTGTTTCTTCGTAGTTCGTGGCGCATATCGGAAACAATGTGCCTCGTCTTCTGGTGGTAAGTTCAAAGCTGTTTTAGTGAGTGGCTTTCTCGGGATTGCTACTTTTGTAGTTGTTAATACTCTTGCGGCTGTGACCTTGATCCCAGAAGACTCCAACACTGCGGCTACTACCGGAGCTGCTTTTGATGGTGTGACCGTAGATAAGTTTAAGCAGTTATATAATGATGACCTTGAAGGCATCGTTACATCAGGAAAAGCCACCTCCACTATAAGAATTAAGTCTGTTAAACAAGGTAATAACACCGTTGAATTTGCCATCAACTCATCTGTTAACGGTCGGGCTAGAGTTGATAAGGATGGGAAGATTTCTGAGTTATTATGGCGAGTATCCAAGCCTAACTCTGATTCCTTGCTTTCTATGGCCGTAGCAGTTGAAGTCTTGGATGCGTCAAGTGAAAGAGACACCGTGATTGCGCAGTTAGAGCAGATTGTTAAATCAGATATGCAGAAAGCTGAGTTCAAGACTAAGAGAGGCGAGTATTACGTTTCTCGTGACAAATCAGGGCATGTATCGCTACTGATTACACCGAAATATTAAGAATTGAAGAAGCGCCCAAATCGGGCGCTTTGTTTTATGGTTTTGCACCTGCGGCCAGTTTATCCGCAGATATTTTTATCAGCTCCTGTAGTGTCCTGGCTGGCAGGTTTGCATCCAGTACGCTGAGTATGCTGTTGTGATCTGCTTGGTCGACTACTTTGCCTGTCGGTGGTAGTAGCTTGAGCTGAGGATTCAGGTTTTCGTCAAAACTGATAAGTGCTCTGGCGTTTCTGAGCAGATCAAGAAGTAAGGCTGATATCACATCATCTTTAGTCATTGTTGGTAGATTTAGTGCCGCTTTAGTTTTCTCCGTCGCCTTGTCAAACTCTTTGATTAGTGTCTTGCGGTAGTTTGGTTCCGTTAATAGCCGATGATGTTCTGTTGCCGTTCGGATAATCTTTGTTTCCTGATACAGTCGGTTGTATAGCATTCGCTCGTATTCTGCCTTTAACACGCTGCTGATAGCGTTAAAGGCTTCAATGTAGGCCAGCTTGATATCCTTCACGCCTGGACCGTCGATACTTTCCATGAGCAAGGTAAATCCGTCTTTTGTCATGCGATAGATTGTTATTTCGCGGTCGCTTCCTTCCAGCGGTCGTTGTTCTTTAAAGAAGTGACGCGCCGCAGCCGTGCGAGGAATGCGTAACGCATCGATGGCCATAACGATGGAATTGTTTGTGGTGCTGAATGCTTGGGCAACATCGGCTGAGGTTGTGAGTGGCTCGTTGTTGCACACCTTAACGTAATACATTGGTTTGGCGTTGAGCGTATCGACAACCTCACGAGCATTGTTTGGTGAGACGGTTACGGTCGCGGCCGTTTGTGCGTTCTGGTTGAAGTAGCTGTCTTCCAGCCGTTCGAACACATCCCACGCTTGGTTAGTTTCAAGCATTTTGGCGTGACGTGCAGCCCCGCGTTCTGTCCAGAGGATGAGGGAGCGAACTTTCGGGGGAATTTGTAACCCTCTTAAAGATGGTTCGTTAACTACTCTCACAGGAACTCTTAAAGAGTTTTTGTTCTTCAACTCTCGTAACTCTTTACCTTCTATCCTAAAAAAGTGTTTACCTTCTATAAAACGTTCCTTGTTTCTATTGAAATTGTTTGTCAGACGTTGGCGCTCGGTTCCATACAATTGCGCCAGTAGTTCAGTAGTGATAACGGGGAGCTGGTTATGCAGGATAGGCTGTAGGGTGTTAACGGTCGGAAGCGTTTTCATTTTGCACCTCCCATAACTACTTTGGTTACGAGGGAGATTTTTGCGACAGAAACAGCGTTATCGTTGCTGGCGATGCGCATAGCTTCGCGCTCGATGATTTCAGCCAGGCGGAATTTATCGGCGTATGAGGCTTTCTTGAGAAGGATCTTTACGAGGTTGACGTAATAGTCATGGGGTAGGTTTGTCATGGTGATAGTTCCCTTAAAGGTTAAGGATACTCACCACCGTCTGGTTCCAATCATTGGGTGGTGAGACGTACAGGGTTGGAACTACCGGTCACCATGGAATCCGGCGAGTCTTACGACTCCCCCGCACGCCCCACCATAATTTGGGTGTAGCAGTGCTTTACGCATAAAAAAACCGCTAACGCGGTATGCGCCATGATGATTATCGGGGTTCCAATCCCGACCGTAGATTTTGCTACGGCTCGGAAAGTGTCCACCAATGGCGCATTTATGTCAATACGGCGGGATTTTAACAGAGACAACCACATAGTGTGGGTTTATTGGTAGGCAGAAACAAAAAAACCGCCCTATTGAGGACGGTTCTTTCGTGCTGATCGGATTCGCGGTCCTTTCAGCATTACGTTGTTGTATAAACAACCACGCAAGCACAAGCAGCAAGTTAATTTTACCCAAAAGGTAATAATAGTCCACTATTATGCTTCATAAAATTGTGGTTCTTGTTGTGCCTGCAAACTCACAGATTGTGGGTAGGTTACTGATTTTGTGAAAATAAACGAGTTTTTTCGTTTAATTTCTTTCCTATAACTAATCTTAAAATAATCGTAAAATACCTGTGGACCTTCCCGCCGATTCGCACCCGGGCACCGACTTTAGGGGAGGATTCTCCGTTGCCGTACATGCAAGCACAAGCAGCCGTGCTTGCTCTCGCGTTGTTTTCGTCGGTGGGGATGCCGTGAAACGGCCTGTAAGGGCCATACAATGAAAAAATACTGTATGTGTATTTTTATCGTTGTTACTGGAGCTTTGTTTACGCCACATGGGGAGGGTTGGAAGATTACTGATAACGCTCTGAATGTGACGATAAACATTAGCAGCAAGTAGCGATTAGGCCCCTTCGGGGGCCTTTTTTATGGTTGAATTTAAACGCTGGAGCGCATTAAACCTTTCAGAACTGCTTCACGTACCCATTCTGGCCTGGTAGATAGCAGGGCAAATAAGCAACCAGCTTGCAGCCGTTTGAGGTCGGTTAGACGAGTTTTCAGTAACCGTGTATATTGTTGCTCGGACATAACAAATTCCCCTTGTTGTGTCGCGACGGCCAACAGTTGGCGCTGGAGGCCGTCACCTTCTCTTACTTCTGGTTGTATTGAGCCTTGAGTAACTCAAAAGATTTTGTCAGCACTTCTTTCAATGACATATCCATTGAGCTGGCGAACGTTTTGTACTCGCGTTTAAATTCAGGGTCGACGTTAAACGCCATTTGTGCCCCACCTGATTTGGTTCTGGTCGGCGTTTCAGTCGGGTCGAAAACCTGCGGTTGTTCGATTGATGGCGGTACGCCTTTGCTGTTCTTTTTCGGTGGTTTTGATGGTGCGGCCATGTGTATCCCCTTTTATATAAATCTATAAAACTATAATTATATATTACGCGGCAGTAGTCAGAGCCTCAAGCTGATTGATAATCCCCTGGATAACATCGTCTGCCTTTTTGCGTGGCGCAACGTATGAGCACTCAATAAGGCTTAAGCCCTTATCCTGAGCTTTGCTCAGAGCTGGCTTGTGGGGAATGTACTTATCGACAACAAAGTATGGCGTATTAGCCAGGTACTCTTGGGCTTCAATATAGTCAGCTTCGTTTTCAGCCGCGCCGGAAAACACCATGCAAATTTTCTTGATTGGTACACCCTTTTTAACGATGCCGTGAGCTGTGTTAACGGTGGTTTCCAGGTCATCGGTAGAGAATCTGGTTGGCAAAATAACCATATCCAGAAATTCAGAGAGCTTCGGTACTGATTCAGATGCGTAGGCACCGCCATCGACGATAACCAGGTCGTATACTTCTGATTCGATGATTTTCTGGACTTGTGATGGTGTGCCGCACGGCTGCGCCGCGATTGCTGGTTCGATATTGTTGGCCATTCTGCGTTGTACCCAACGCGTTACCGTTCCGTTAAGCACATCCATATCGATCAGGCATACATTCCAGCCAGCCTTTGCATAAGCAACTGCTAAAGCACGGGCAATTGTTGATTTGGTTACGCCGCCTTTTCCGTTGAAAATACCTACAGAGATAGTCATTTGTCGAGACTCCATGTGTTTGGTTATATAATTCTATAAATCTATATTTATAGAACGAGGTAAGCATAACCAACTTTTTGGCGGATGAAAAGCGTTTTATATAATTATATAAATCTATAATCATATAAGCGGGCGTTAGCCCGCTTGCAGTCAGAGGTCAGCTATCGTTGATATCAGTTGATTTGCTAGCTGTCGCTGTTTACGTGAGAGGGTTAGAGCTGCTTCTGAGCGGTCGCTAAGAGGGGTATTCTCATCGAGAATCATGAGGCATACAGAAATGATAGCTCTGTTATATGCCATCAATGACTGGCACAGCTTTGATACAGAAGGCACATCGTATTGTAAGGCTGTTTTGAGGCAGGCTTTTTGCTCGTAAGCAAGATGAAGGGTAGATGATATCCAGTCGATATCTTTCTCATTATCAATGATTTGGCATAACATACACTCAATCGCTATGTTCAACGCTTGGATTTCGATTCCAGCAGTGATCAGAGTTTCGTTTTTATTGGCTGTATGTAATTCCATGCGTAGCCTCTTTTATACTTTCACATGTTGTCAAAACCACAAAATGTGGTTTTTTTGAGCGTAGAAATGCACGGCTTTCGCCGTGCTGTGTATCATAACCAGTTGACAACACTAACTACGCGGCCCAGAACTTTATAACGCTTAAATTCCTCGTTATTCAGATGCTTAGTGTTCATTTCAGCATCCCTTTCGGTTGACAGCATAACAGCATTGTCACCCGGTATGACTCTACAGTGCCTCAAAACAACCAGGCCATTTCTGTCTTCAAGGGCATAGATCCCCTCATGAATCTCTGTATCGTCTGTATCAATCAGGACTTGGGAGCCAGGGGATATTGTTGGTGACATTAACTCATCGTTGCTCTGGAGAACTGACAGAGACGATGGGTTGATGTTCTTGCTTCGTAGAATCTCCTGTTCTATCGCCAGCACTGGCTTTTCTCCGGCGTGCGATGCTATGTCATTTTTTATAGCTACAAGCCCAGGAATAACAGGAGCGTTAGTATTCTGGGGTGGGAACGGGTTATCTGTTAAGCACGCGATATAAGGCGCTGATGCTTTCAGGGCGTGCGCGATTTTCTTGATGGCAGGTATAGATGGTTGTCTTAATCCGGCCTCATAGTTCTGCAAGGTGCTTAAGCCTATTCCAGTGACTTGCTGGAGATCTCCGGCAGTCATGCCGGATTGTTTCCGTAGAGTCTGAATGCGCAGACCTATTTCTTTCTTGATGTTCTCGTCGTTGCTTTTCATGTCTCATCAATCGTGAATGGTGGGTTATTTATACATTACCACATTTAGTGGTTTTCACATGGTAAGACGAGAGGTGGACCACAAATAGAAGGTTATTTTTTGTTTTGCCCATTGAAAAACTCACGATATGTGGTTTTAATACCACATATCGTGGTTTTAACTGGAGTTCGTTAAATGACCTTTCAGGAGTGGGTTGACGAAAATGGAGGCCAAATTGGTGTTGCCAGAAAGTTTGGCTTTACGTCATCACTGATTGGTGCCTGGTATCGCTTCGAGAGATTCCCTCGTGCGGATAACCTGACGCTGCTGGTGGCGTATTCGGAAGGCCGGATTAACGTCCAGCAATGGGCGGCAGATTTTGCCGAACGTCAGCGCCAGCGTAGCGATGGCACATCGGTTCGGCAGAACAAGATCAAAGGGAATCTCCCTGTTAACTGCTTATCAAGGCTGAAAGCGGTTTTCTCTGAGTTGGGGATGCCTGCGGAGCGTTGCAATCTACGCGGTCCGCGATTCATTGCTCGCTGGAAACACTCACACGTAACCGTTTCAGAGGTTCGTGATGCGATTACCGTGCTGGAGCTTAAGAATAAAGATTCCAGCGATATCGAGCTGATTCATAAGGAGATTAGCAACGCCCGGCGTTCAGCACTTGGGAGGCTTGAGGAATGATGATTCTGGCCTTCTTTGGTGATAATCACCAGATTCAATCGAAGGTGGTGCACTACCTTGATCAAACGATTAAAGGATTTGCTATCGATCATATTGATAACGATAGCAAACATCTATCTGTAGATCAGAAAATTGGACGTGTGCAGCGACTGGTTGCCAGCCGTAACAGACGTGACACCGTAACAGTAGTCACGGGGATAACGGAGGTCATGGAGTACCAGATGTTGCTGCATCGTGGAGCTGTTTTCTGCGTTCTTCCTGGCATTCTGCCAGCAATTCTTGCTCGTGGTTTTGTCCCTATTGATGAGTCGTTTTTATATGTAACCCCAAGCCGTTCCCTTCTGGATACGGAGGCGAAGCGTCGCATTTATATGATGCCGGACGAGGCATTTTCTGAATGTTACCGCCGTGAAATGAGGTTGGGTAAACGAGAAGTGTCTGTTGTTCGTGATGGCAGGTTTTTAAGAAGCCGCACGGTGAAAAGCACCAGAAATGACGGGGGCCATCAATGAGTAGTTATGTTCGCGGTGCTGCGATGCATTGCCAGAATCCCCAATTCTGGCGCTTTCTGACCAGTAAAACAGGGAAGAACGTTTCAAACAGTTCTGAGGCCTCTGTGATTCTGCGTGAGTTTTGCGGGATCTCATCCCGTAAAGAGCTGGCAAAGAACTACGCGGCCAGAAGCATGTATGTCCAGTTAATCAACGAGTTCAACCTCTTTATCAATGGTAAGGGGCGCTGATGAACGGACGTACACCAACGAAGAAAGAGAAACTTTATATACAAGCGGTGCTCACTCACGTGGGTTGCATAGCTTGCATTATTGATGGCCGTGAAATTGAGAATCCAGAGCTGTGGACGGAGCTACATCACGATCCTGATTACGGCAGCGTTGATGAGAATTGCCACTTCCATAGCTTTGGGTTGTGCGCACCACATCATCGCGGTGTTGTGCCTGGTGGTGGGCGCGTGCCTCCGCATATTGCCGTTCGTCACCCTCCCCTGAGTAATTGTGCTCGCTTTGTTGAGCGTTATGGCACCGATGAATTTTTGTGTGCGCAGACGTGGGAGCTGTTGCCGCAGTCAGTTAAAGACGAAATTGGGTTTGATCTTAGTCTTGGTGAAGTACCAGGGGATACCAAATGAGATATACCGGCTTTCGCAAACCAGCGACCAGGAAAAGCAAATACGGCAATAAAAAAACTGTTGTCGATGATATCTCTTTTGATAGCAAAAAAGAGGCTGATTACTACTGCGAACTGAAGCTACTGAGAAAAGCTGGCCGCGTTGTGACGTTTCTTATGCAGGTGCCTTTTCATCTGCCAGGTGGTGTCGTTTATAAACTTGATTTCATGGTGTTTTATGACGATGGGACGATTGATTGTGTCGACACTAAAGGTGTGCGAACAGACGTCTACATCATGAAGAAAAAGCAGGTAGAGGCGCTTTATCCCGTCACGATACGGGAGATCTGAACAGTGAGACGCGATCTGGATAGCTTGTTTGAGCTATGGGCGCTGTGGGTGCGCAATGGCTGCAACGCCCGTAGCGGTTTCGCGTCGATGTTAGAAATGATGATGGTTACGCGCTGCCAGTTTACCGGAGGGGGCGGCGCACCAAATGACTCACTGGAAACCAGTATAGAGGGAGCGGTGACGGCCCTCACGGTAGTTGATGAGACTGCGGCGCTGGTTGTCCGAATTGAATACGGGGCGTGGGAGATTCGGGGCCTCGACATAAATGCACCGCATATTGATAAAGCCCACGCCCTTTCTCTTAGCCTCAGACAGTATCGCCGGAAGCTGGCAAAAGCCAGGGCGTATGTTGTCGACTATTTGAAAAAGCGAAGAGAGTAAAAGTGTCATTTTGAGCTGTTTTGATGGTGTGTAGACATCGGGAACATCGAAAATCTATAAATATATAATTATAGATTTATATAAAAAGTGCTTTACAGGTGGGAAAAAATTTCCTAAGGTTATACCCGAAACCGAGCGATACCCGCCCTGGTTAAACCGGAGAAATCTGATGAATAAACAAGTAATTATTTCTGACTGGATCAACAACCCTAACAGCCTGTTAAGCACTGATACTGGCTACCTATTACGCCATGTTAATGGTCGTATGGTCAAAAGCGATGAGCACGAAACCTTTTTCTTTGTTGAAGATGATGGGCGTATCTATGAGGATGGTTACTCTTATGAAGCCCAAACTGGTTGTATCCCTGCGGAGCTGGTGGACGTAACAGAAGATCTGCGCAAAGCATGGCTTGAACAGCAGCAGCGCGGAGATGATTACGTAAACACCTATCAGGAACGCCAGAACGCGCGTCTTGCCCGATATATTGCTCGTGCAGAAAAAGCCAGAAAAGAAGGTGCGGTAGCGCATAAGCGAGCGCATGACCTGTTGGATGTGATCCCGTTAGGCCAGCCGATTTTAGTTGACCATTATAGCGCGAAAGGCCATCGCCGCCGTTTGTCTAAAGCTGATGCGTTATTAAGAAAAGCGTTTGTTGAATGCGAAAGTAAAGCATCACACTACGAGAGCAAAGCCGCAGGTGTTGGTCGTAATGGAATTTCGTCTGATGATCCTGATGCGCTATTTAAGTTGCTTCGTAAGCTGCAAGGCTGCATGAAGTCACACGTCAAAATGAAGGCCGCAAATAAGGCCATTCGCAAATACAAAAAAGACCAATTACAGCAGCTTTCTGCATTAATCGATCTCAGGTTTACAGAAAGCGAAGCCAAAGAGTTACTGGCCGGAGATTTCTGTGGGCACATCGGATTCCCTTCATACGCACTGAGCAACAATAACGCCGAGATCAAACGACTACAGAGCCGTATTAAGGAGCTTGAATCGGTCAAGTCTGTAACAGGAGCACAGCGCGAAGAATACGACGACTTTTCTATGGAGATAGATCCAGAGGATAACCGCATCCTGTTTTATTTCCCTGGCAAACCAGAGGCAAACATTCGTTCGCTGCTTAAATCACGCGCCTTTAAGTGGAGTCCAACCCGTAATGCATGGGTTCGCAAGATTACTCCAAATGCCCTGGCTGATGCCCGATATCTGAAAGAATCGCTATTGAAAGCCTGACAGTAAGCCTACGGCGGGATGTCTCCCGCCGTATATAGAATTATATATTTATATAAATGTATAAGGACGCCTCGACAATGAAACGCAAAATTATTAACCCCCAAGATGTGATTAATTTCCTGACCGATCACCCATGTTCAAAAGTGGACGTAATCGCGGAGCACATTGGTGTGTCGCAGAACTCTATGCGTTGCAGACTGAGAAGCATGGTTGCCGAAGGACAGATAACAACCAGGAAAATAAATGGTTGCCTGTACTACTCCGCTAAACCGGAATTGCCATTTGGCATGAATCCTAACTCCATGTTGTTTAACACCTTATTAGCCAAAGTTAAGCCGTTGAGAGGGGCTGTGGCATGAGCATCAAAACCCATACCGGAATAATCATTACCAATGATGGTGAGAAAAAAGTGAAGTTGCGCGAGACGCCGACAACCTGGTGTGTTGGTCCGAAAGAAACATATCGCAAGGAAGATGGCCGTCGTTGTGGGGCACCACTTTCCCGCCGTCGCCTCCTTTTGAGCACGATAAAACCTATCGGGCAGGTTGAGCAACCAACGACTCCGGTAACGAAGATTTCAGACAAGAGTCTGGCAAACCTGATCTCCGATGCGGACAAGGTGCTGGAGCGGAACACCCCCGTTGCAGATGAGGAATGGTGGCAGGATTTCCGAGCAGCAATGCTAGAGCTTCAGGAACGTCGTCGGGAGGAGTTGAAGTGAGCAAGATGAAAGAGCGCGGCATGATTTTTAATGATGCGATGGTCAGGGCCATCCTCGAAGGCAGGAAGACGCAGACTCGCCGACCTGTAAAAAATGTCAGGGCCGATAACTGCCTGGTTATCCGTAAACCGACAAAGAAACGCAATGGTGTCTATACCCACGTTATGGATGCACCTGAACATGGTTTATGTCCGTTCGGTAACGTTGGTGATCGCATATGGGTCCGTGAAGCGTGGGCGATATTAGGCAATGAGGATGGTTGCAGTGTGGACTGGAACGACAACCTTTGTCGTGGCGATGAGAAGAACGCAGCAAGGATTTATCGGGCCAGTTGCGAGCAAAAGCCTGGTGATTACGGCCTGTGGTCGATACCCGATGATGCCGACTGGAAACCTCACACTGTGAATGAAAAGTTTGATGGCGGGTGGTGTCCATCAATTCACATGCCGCGCTGGGCTTCGCGTATTTTGCTGGAAATTACCGACGTGCGTGTGGAACGGCTGCATGACATGAGCGAGGCAGATGCTAAAGCGGAAGGCGCATCTCCGGCGACGTACAAGATTACACCGCCGGAAGCTGTTTATCGCGTTGGCTTTGGTGATATCTGGCGCGGTATTTACGGGCAAGAGAACTGGCTATCTAACCCGTGGGTATGGGTAATTGAGTTTAAGCGTATTCAGGAGGCAACCAGTGAGCGAAATTAATTACCAGGCACTGCGTGAGGCAGCAGAAGCAATAAAAGTCGTGGCAACGCCGCAAAAATTGCTCGCGTTTCGTATGAAGGTCACACCGCAGGTTGTGCTGGCGCTACTGGATGAAATTAAGCGGCTGGAGGACACAAATATCGATGCTATGTGCCGAATTGCGGAGTATGAGACTAATCTCGCTGCGCTGGTGGTGGAGAACGACGGACTGAAACACGCAATGGCCGTAACTCTTGAGCATGTGTCGGTCACGGATGCAGGGCAGGCTGGTGTTGCTGCAATGATTATCAATGATGCCCTACACCACAGCGAAACTCCAGCTACCGATGCTTTTCTGGCTGAAATTCGTGCGGAAGCACGCAACGAGGGGATTAACTATACCGCCAGCCGTCTTGCTGCTGCGTTCAATCACGGATTTATCAATAAGTCTTTGCGTGAAGTTTTCGACGTTACACGCATGATTTTGTCAGCGAAAGAAGAGTTGGTTAATGAAGCGCATCCGATTGATGGCCTGTCCGGTGAATATGCGGAGAAATCCCTTGAAGAATGGGCGGAACAGCTTCGCAAAGGAGGCAACCAGTGAGTAATTCAGCACGACTACAGCTTGGTTTTTCACCGCTATCAAAAACTATCATGCTGGCAAAAATGCGCGATGTTGAAGGTGGACGTATGCGCGTTGGCAATGATCCAGGTCGTGATGTTACCAATGAGGCTGCTCAATTGGTGTGGCAACTGGTCATGGCTGAAGGTGGTGAGATAGTGTGGGAGCTGGATGATGGTTCTCGCATGGTGTTGAAGGCAGAAAAGCAGGAGGCAGCCAGTGAGCGAAATTAATTACCAGGCACTGCGTGCTAAGGCAGAAAAAGCAACGTGTGGTGTGTGGTCGCTAGAATATGGAGAGGAGAGATTTGATGCTGGTGATGCGCTAATTCATCGTGAAGTTGTTGGATATCTTCCCATTTGCAGAATTGAAGGAGCGCATCCTGAAAGCGGTTTCGATGAAGATTTCCAAATGGAACAGCAGGCCAATGCTGAATTCATCGCCGCAGCCAATCCAGTTACCGTGCTGGCATTGTTGGATGAACGGGAAAGAAACCAGCAATACATCAAACGCCGCGACCAAGAGAACGAGGATATTGCGCTAACGGTAGGGAAGCTGCGTGTTGAGCTGGAAGCCGCAGAGAACAACCTTATTGATAGTGAGTGCCATGTTGCTGAACTGGAAGAAGCGCTACGCGATAAGCAGGCGTTACTTGAAGCATCAGAGAAGCGCATAGCAGAACTGGAAGCGCGGGAAGTCGAGTTACCGGACGGCTACGAACCCCGTATGGGCCACCCAATAAATAGCGGTGAGCGGGTGGTAATGATGCCGCACCACTTTGGTGGATGGCTGGACCGCTTCGACGTCGAACACGCATTGCAGGCAGCGGAGATCAAATTCAAAACAGCGGGGGGTGAGTACGAATGATTGAGGGTATTAGCAATAAATCGTTGAACACAGCATGTGTCGACGGTGGGTTGTTGTACAAAGTGACGTTTACGCAAATCGACAACGAAGATAACGCATTCACTGTGATTTACACGTCGCCAGCGATGGCGCAGAAGTGGGTGGATCTGCACAGGCTATGTGGTTTTCGTGTTGAGTGGGGGTGTTATGAGATGCGATGCAGATGGCATCATCGGGGGGATGAAAAATGAGCACTACGCTTGAGCAATGGCTGGAACAGCAGCACGGCAAAATTGATGTTGATTGCGGCTGTGTGAGCACTGAAACGCTTATGCACTGGATGCGTGTGGCGTATGAGGCTGGCAACTCTCCGGTAACTCCGGAGAGTTGGATAAGCTGTAGTGAACGAATGCCAGAAATGGGAGAGCGACAATGCTATGTGTTAGCTGCTGACTTTAAAAACAACTACCCACCAAGCATCCCCAACACTCAGGTCGGCGTATATGGCGACTGGTTTAATGATGGCAAGCCCACTTGGGATGACGGTGGTGGCGAAGACCTGTATCTCAAGGAGGTAACCCACTGGATGCCGCTGCCAGAACCGCCGGAGCAGGATGGTGAATGATGCCGCCAGTTAAAGTTGTGATTATCACTTTGGTGATGATAGTGATTGCGAGAATCATGTCTGGTGAAGTTTGGTGGATATGGTAATGGCTAAGGCAGCAGCAGAGCGCAAAGCCGCTCAGAGAGCCAGACAAGCTGCATCTGGTGTGCGTAAGCTGGAGATTGTGCTTGATGCTCAGGAAATTGAAATGCTGGAGCGTAACTGTGCCACACGTCGCCCCGGGCGTGCGCCTTACGAATTTGGTGAGTATATAGCGTTACTGATCCGCCAGGATGATGCGCGCGTGCACGGGCGTATAAAATCGATCAGCAGAAAACGTTGCGGTAAGTGCGGCGAGAGAGTTCCTGTGAATTCATGCCCGTGTAATGGTGACTCGCAATGCTGGGTGACTAAAGGCTGGCATGAAACGAAATTAATATTGTGACATGTCACGAGTGGGTTATGCATGATGAATTTGATGGGTTTTGAATACTGCCGCCAACTATGGCGGCTTTATTTTGCATGGTACTATTACCACAACGGTAACTATTACCACGGTGGTTATGATGCCTGCTGAACCTAAAACCTATAAACGCAAATCAACGCAATTTAAGCCACTAACAGCAATGCAGGAGGCTTATTGCCAGTCATACATCAAAACGCCTGAAAACCAGACTCAGGCTGCGATTAATGCAGGATTCTCCCCAAATACAGCGGCAGTTAAAGCCAGTGTCATGATGCGCGATGAACGCATTCAGAAACGGATTGCCGAGTTGATGGAGGAGCGCAACAAACGAATGCGCGTCAGTGCTGATTACGTTCTCATGCGCCTGGTGGAGATCGACCAGATGGACGTGATTGACATTCTCAACGACGATATGAGCATCAAGCCGGTCTCGGAATGGCCTAAGGTCTGGCGGCAGTACCTGACAGGTTTCGAACTGGCCGACATGTTCGAAGGCCGTGGAGACGAGAAAGAGCTGGTTGGCATCCTCAAAAAAATTAAATGGCCTGACAAGGTGAAGAACCTCGAACTGATTGGTAAGCACGTCGACGTCAACGCATTCAAAGAACGCCTGGATGTTAATGTGAATGTGACAATTGCTGATCGCATAGCGGCAGCCAGGAAGAGACTGAAAGAACGTCAGGATGGCAATCAGTGACAGATACAGCGTTATCTCCTGAAGAGCAGTTAATCGAGGATATTGCAGGGTTCACTCACGATCCGCTTGGCTATGCCCTCTATGCGTTCCCATGGGGGGAAGAGGGGACTGAACTGGCACATGCCACCGGCCCACGTCAGTGGCAGGCTGATGCGTTCCGAGAGATACGTGATCACCTGCAGAATCCAGAGACGCGATATCAGCCGCTTATGCTGGCACGTGCTTCTGGTCACGGTATTGGTAAATCCGCATTCATCTCAATGCTGATCAACTGGGGCATGTCCACTTGCGAGGATTGTAAGGTCGTGGTGACCGCCAACACCGACAACCAGCTACGAACGAAGACCTGGCCGGAAATTATCAAGTGGTCAAACCTTGCTATCACGAAAGACTGGTTTACCTGTACCGCTACCGCGATGTACAGCAATGACCCTGGGCACGACAAGCGGTGGCGAGCTGACGCAATCCCCTGGTCTGAGCACAACACTGAGGCATTCGCCGGACTACACAACGAGCGTAAACGCATCATTGTGGTATTTGATGAAGCGTCGAACATTGCGGATCTGGTGTGGGAAGTTGCCGAGGGTGCGCTAACGGACGAAGACACTGAGATTATCTGGGTGGCTTTCGGAAACCCTACACGTAACACCGGGCGTTTCCGTGAATGTTTCCGCAAATACAAACACCGCTGGAAAACTGCGCAGATTGACAGCAGGACGGTGGAAGGCACCAACAAACAGCAGTTGCAGAAATGGGTTGATGACTACGGGGAAGATAGCGACTTCGTTAAAATCCGTGTGCGTGGCATATTCCCTGATGCATCTGAATTGCAGTTTATCCCTACCGGTCTTACTGACGAGGCAATGAAACGGGTGGTAACCGCTGCGCAGGTTGCACATGCTCCGGTGATAATCGGTGTTGACCCGGCATATTCAGGCGTTGATGACGCGGTGATATACCTGCGGCAGGGGCTACACAGTAAGGTGCTGTGGACTGGCAACAAGACTACCGACGATCTGATTATGGCGAAGCGTATCGCTGACTTTGAAGACCAGTATCAGGCTGACGCGGTGTTCATCGACTTCGGTTACGGAACCGGTTTGAAGTCAATCGGTGACGGCTGGGGTCGTACATGGCAACTTGTTCCGTTCGGTGGCGCGTCTACTGACCCGCAGATGCTCAACAAGCGTGGGGAGATGTTCAACTCATGCAAGACATGGCTGAGGCTCGGCGGCATGCTGGATGACCAGGAAACAGCGGACGACCTGTCGACGGCAGAGTACAAAGTTCGCGTGGACGGTAAAATCGTTATCGAACCGAAGGAAGATATCAAAGAGCGACTTGGGCGTTCTCCTGGTAAAGGCGATGCGCTACTGCTGACGTTTGCGTTCCCTGTGTCGAAGCGTCTGCGAATTCCCGGGCAGCAGAACCAGCAAGGCAAAGCCATCACAGATTACGATCCCTATGCTTAATCCGCTGGATGGGATAATGCTGCTGATATCCTCTGGTGAGGATAAAACAAAGCCAGCTCATAGGCTGGCTGATTGTGACATGTCACGGCGTTATTGCTCGCTTAGCTTCTGCTTCAGCAAGTAACCTTCGAGCATCCAGATTTTGTTTACAGCATTCTGCCGGGCAATCTTCCGACCAATTTCCGCATCAAAGTTTTCCGGGCTTGCACAGGCGCTCTCTCCGGTGACGGTGAAGCCGTTGCGCAGCACCAGGACGCAGAACGTCAGCAGAGAAAGTGATTCGTGCGGCTGGTAGTTTACCTCTCCGCCAGTATGTTTCTCTTTTATGGCTTTGCCAAAGGCACCATCTTCTGCTGTGAAATATGCCTCCTGAGCAATAATGCCTTCGATATGGTCTGGCGTAACGCGCGGTGCCGTTTTGCCTTTCTCAACGATTTCTTTTTCGATTTGCTGGTCGTTCATAATCTCACCTTAAAAAAATGCCCGGCGAATCGGGCGAACTGGAAGCAATGAGTTATGCCTTCCGTGGCTGTACTGGTTTACAGCATGAAGTCATCGCAATGGCGTCCTGCTGTAAAAAGGGTGGTGATAGTCCTTCAAGGGAAACCATCACCGCCAAGCACCTGGAACTTCTGGCATCACGGTCCTTAGGCGTGATTCTGGCGTGGCATGCAGGATTCGAACCTGCGACCAACCGCTTAGAAGGCGGTTGCTCTGTCCGACTGAGCTAATGCCACAACGCTGAGAGCACTTAGCCTGTTAAGGCGCCACACTTTGTCGCGGCTCCATAAATGCTCTCATCGTTGTACCCTCGTCTCTTCCGAGGCGTCACACCGAATCGCCGGGATGGTGAATCCCCGTGCGCGGAATAAAACCGCTCGACTTGCACATTCCGGCTACCTGGTTCGTTTGCCACAGCCAGGGAGGGTGCCCCTTAAACGTATCCAGACCGCTATCGGCGCATGTGCCATACGCCGTACTGCTCAAAATAAAAGCTCACTCCACCTGTTCAATTTAACGACAAGCCAGTCAGGTTAGTAACCGGAATGAATTCTTTGGTTACCTGAAAGGTAATAATTTGTGCGTTAAATGTCAACTATCTACGATAAATAAATCATATGTGGTTAAATTGGTAATAATTTAATTGCGTACGGAGTCATTGATATGTGCATGGGTAGCTCACCATCAGTGCCTGCAACACCAGAAGTTCAGGCAGCACCACAGGAGCAGGATGCCGCCGTTGTTGATGCCCGCGACGAAGAAACTCGTCGCCGTCGCGCTGCTGCTGGTCGTAGTTCTACGCTGCTTACCGGTTCTCAGGGCGACACATCAACCGCTAATACCAGCGGTAAAACGCTGCTTGGTCAGTAACCGGAGTCATTGAAATGGCGGAAACAACTAAAGAGCGATTGAACAAACAGTTCGCACAACTTGAAAGCGAGCGTCAGTCGTTCGAGCCGCACTGGCGCGAGTTGAGTGATTACATCAACCCGCGTGGTTCCCGCTTTCTGACTTCTGAGGTCAACCGTAACGATCGACGCAATACACGCATTATTGATTCGACCGGGACTATGGCGGCGCGCACTCTCGCCAGCGGCATGATGTCAGGCATCACAAGCCCCGCGCGTCCGTGGTTTCGCCTGGCTACGCCAGATCCTGAAATGATGGATTATGGCCCTGTTAAGTTGTGGCTTGAGGCGGTGCAGAACCGCATGAACGATATGTTCAATAAGTCGAATCTCTATCAGTCGCTGCCGCAGTTATACGGAAGCCTCGGCACATACAGCACTGGTGCAATGGCAGTGCTGGAGGATGACGAGGACATCATTCGCACAATGCCATTCCCGATAGGCAGTTACTACCTGGCTAACTCACCTCGTGGCAGTGTGGACACCTGTTTTCGCAAGTTCTCTATGACTGTTCGTCAGCTTGTTCAGGAGTTCGGGCTAAATAACGTCAGCGAATCCGTAAAAAGCATGTGGGAAAGCGGAACCTACGAGAAGTGGATTGAAGTGATGCATTCGGTTTACCCGAACATTGACCGCGATACATCGAAGCTGGATAGCAAGAACAAGCCATTCAAATCGGTTTATTACGAGGTTGGTGGCGATAACGACAAGTTGTTGCGTGAGTCCGGATTCGATGAGTTTCCAATTATGGCCCCGCGCTGGGAAGTTAACGGCGAAGATGTTTATGGATCATCATGCCCGGGTATGCTGGCGCTTGGACCTGTTAAGGCATTGCAGCTTCTCCAGAAGCGCAAGTCGCAGTTGATTGATAAAGCCACCAATCCGCCGATGGTTGCTCCGACTTCCCTCAAGAATCAGCGTGCCTCCCTTCTTCCTGGCGACATCACGTATATCGATCAGATTACTGGTCAGGATGGTTTCAGGCCTGCTTATCTGGTTAACCCCAGTACAGCAGATTTGGTGGCAGACATTCAGGACACTCGTCAAATCATTAACAGCGCCTACTTTGTCGATCTGTTCATGATGTTGCAGAACATCAATACCCGCTCGATGCCTGTTGAAGCGGTGATCGAAATGAAAGAAGAAAAACTTCTGATGTTGGGGCCGGTTCTGGAGCGTCTGAACGACGAATGTCTTAATCCTCTCATTGACCGCTCTTTCTCGATGATGGTGCGTAAAAACATGCTGCCGCCACCGCCAGACGTGATGGAAGGTATGCCCCTGAAGGTCGAATACATTTCCGTCATGGCTCAGGCGCAGAAGTCTATCGGCCTGTCCAGTCTGGCGTCCACGGTTAACTTCATTGGTCAACTTGCGCAAGCGAAACCAGAAGCTCTCGACAAACTCAACGTTGATCAGGCGATCGATGCATTCGCTGATATGTCCGGAGTGTCTCCAACCGTCATTGTTCCGCAGGAACAGGTTGAGCAGGCTCGCCAGCAACGGGCACAGCAACAACAGCAGCAACAAATGATGGCGATGGGGATGGCGGCGGCACAGGGTGCCAAGACGCTAAGCGAAGCTAAAACTTCGGATCCGAGTGTTTTGTCAGCTATGGCGAATGCAGTTAGTGGTCAGGGTGGGCAATCACAATGACAGATTACGAAGATGATCAACTGAAAGAAGAAAACGCCCGTAAGCAACGTGACATGGCACAGCGTGAAATTGATGACATTCGCTTTGTCATGAGCAGTGAACAGGGGCGTCGCGTTGTCTGGTCGGTGCTGGAGAAAGGCCGTGTGTTTTCCGCTATCTCACCGATGGACGCTATGGCAATGGCATTTAATGAGGGGCAACGCAATCTGGCGCTGGAACTGTTTCAGCGCGTTATGGCGCATTGCCCTGAACAGTATTTGAAGATGGCCAAAGAGGCCAGTGAACAGGAGTGATCATGAATTTATTTGAGCGTTTGCTGTATCGCCGTCTTTGCAATGAGCAACCAGTCGATGGTGGAGCAGCTCCGGCTGCGTCAGAACCGTCAGCGCCTGCAGGTGATAACCCTGCTCCAGTTGGTGATCCATCACAACAGGAAGGTGATAAGCCACAACCTGTTGCTGATGGCGATAAACCTGCTGATGACAAAAAGCCTGAAAACGATAAGCAGGATGAAAAAAAGGACGGCGATAAACCAGAGGGTGCGCCTGAAAAGTACGAGTTTCAGGCTGCCGAAGGCGTAGAGCTGGATACAGAAGCGTTGAAGGAATTCGAGCCGGTGGCGCGAGAACTAAACCTGACCAACGAGCAAGCGCAAAAGCTGGTTGATGCTTATCCGAAGATTCTGGCAGGTGTTCAGCAGCGCCAGGCAGAAGCCTGGCAGAAAACAACCGAGCAGTGGGCAGCGGATGTAAAAGCCGACAAAGAAATCGGTGGCGACAAGTTGATTTCTAACCTTAGCGCCGCACAGCGTGCGCTTGACCAGTTCGGGACACCTGAACTCAAAGAATATCTGAACACCACCGGGCTGGGTAATCACCCTGATCTGGTCAAAACGTTCGTGAAAATCGGAAAGGCGATGTCTGAAGATGGCATGGTCACCGGTGGTAATGAAGGCCAGCGTAGTGCGGCCGAAGTGCTCTATGGCAAATAAGAGAGGAAATGACAATGGCTGTTAAAGGCTTAACTGCGCTAACGCTGGCTGACTGGGGTAAGCGCGTCGATCCAAACGGGAAAGTCGATAAGATTATCGAGCTTCTCGGTCAAACTAACCCGATCCTTCAGGATATGCCTTTTGTCGAAGGGAACCTTCCTACCGGACACCGAACCACCATTCGTTCTGGTTTACCTTCAGCTACCTGGCGTTTGCTGAACTATGGCGTACAGCCAAGCAAATCAACCACAGTGCAGGTAACCGATTCCGTTGGCATGCTGGAAACCTATGCGGAAGTCGATAAGTCACTGGCTGATCTGAACGGCAATACCGCCGAATTCCGCCTGTCTGAAGACCGCGCATTTATTGAAGCGATGAATCAGCAGATGGCGCAGACGCTGTTTTATGGTGATTCCAGCGTTAACCCTCAGCAGTTTATGGGACTGTCCTCCCGCTATTCCAGCCTGTCTGCGGGTAATGCTCAGAACATCATTGATGCTGGTGGCACGGGTACAGATAACACCTCAATCTGGTTAGTGGTGTGGGGCGAAAACACCGTGCATGGCATCTTCCCGAAAGGGCAGAAGGCTGGCATCCAGATGGAAGATAAAGGCCAGGTGACACTGGAAGATGCTAATGGCGGCAAGTACGAAGGCTATCGCACCCATTACAAATGGGATAACGGACTTGCTCTGCGTGACTGGCGTTATGTTGTTCGCATTGCAAACATCGATGTCAGCAATATTTCAGAACCATCCTCTGCCGCAAATATTGCGAAGTTGATGGTTAAAGCACTACATCGCATTCCAAACCGTGGCATGGGCCGCCCGGTGTTCTACATGAACCGCACTGTAGGCCAGGCTCTTGATCTGCAATCTCTGGAGAAAACATCTCTGGCTATCAGCGTAAAAGAGACTGAAGGCGAGTGGTGGACTTCATTCCGTGGTGTACCAATCCGTGAAACTGATGCGCTTCTGGAAACAGAAGCCCGCGTGGTGTAACGCCTGTTATTAACCTGTGGGTCGTAACAGACCCACTAATGGAGAAAGAAGATGATCACCGACAAACTGTTGATGTTCTCCGAAGCTCAGGCGGTTACGAATACCGCGGCTTCTACTGACGTAATCGATCTCGGTCCAATTGACGGAAAACGTCGTGATATCGGCGTGGGTTACCCGCTTGAGTTTTGGGCGCTGGTTAACGCAGCCGCCGCGGCAAGCGGTGATGCAACTGTAAACATCCAGTTGCAGACGAGTGAGAATAACAGCTCATGGACCACTATTTATGATAGTGGCGCACTGGCAAAGACCGCCCTGACAGCAGGTAAACGAGTTGTTTCTGCAAAGGTGCCTGCCGGTGTTCAGCGATATCTGCGTGTTAACTACTCCGTCGCAACTGGCCCACTAACGGCTGGCAAATTCACTGCGGGTATCAGTCTGGATGTTGATGCCAATACGCCGTACCCGATCCGCTCAAAAGTAACTGGTTAAGGTGATATCGATGTCAGGTGAGAAACCAAGATACCGCGTTCTGCGCCTCTCTCATATCCATAACACTCTGTGGCCGGAGGGGGCAGAAATCGAATACGAAGGTGAGCCTGGTAGCGCACTGGAACCTGTTAACGATGCAGCCAGACAGGCAAAAGCAAAAGTTGCAGGAAAGGTGTCAATGGCAGCAACCAGCACCAAAATCATCAACGATGTGTCAGATGATGGTGAACTGGATAAGCTCCGTGAAGAGTACGAATTGCTCTTTAACGAGAAGCCACACCATAACGCCAAAGCCGAAACGCTACGCGAGAAGATCGCAGATAAGCGTAAAGAACTGGGCGTGTAAGCCTCGCGAATCAGACAAGGGGCTTCGGCCCCTTTATTGCAGGAGTATAGAAACTTATGGCCTCTGTAGTAGAGATCTGCAATCGTGCGCTGTCCAATATTGGCAACAGCCGCAGCATTAACAGCCTGACGGAAGCCAGCAAGGAAGCGGGGGAATGTTCGCTGCACTTTGAGGCCTGCCGTGATGCTGTGCTTTCTGATTTTGACTGGAACTTTGCTACCAAACGCGTGGCGCTTGCAGATACGAGCAATCCACCGCCTGACTGGGAATATGCGTACCAGTACCCGTCAGATTGTCTGCGCATTACTGAAATTATGCTTCCTGGTGTACGCAATCCAACAGCAGCAATGCGCGTTCAGTACGAAGTTGGTGCAGACACCAACGGAACAGGAAAATTGATCTACACAGACCAGCCGCAGGCATGGCTCAAGTATGTCTCTCGCGTTTCAGATGTAAACATGTTTGATGCCATTTTTATGGAGGCGCTGGCCTGGCGTCTTGCGGCAGCCATTAACATGGCGCTGACTGGGAATGCGGATCTCGGTACATTTGCTCTCAATATGTACAATCGCGTGATTCTTAGTGCTGGCTCGCATAGCCAGAATGAATCACAGGAACCACAGCCACCGGTTGACGAGTTTACCATTGCGAGGTTGTCCTGATGGCTATCAGTTGGATCCAGCCCAGCTTTGCCGGTGGTGAGATTGGACCGTCGTTGTACGGGCGTATTGACATGGCGAAGTACCAGGTGGCATTGCGCAAGTGCGATAACTTTATCGTGCGGCAGTATGGCGGCGTTGAGAATCGACCAGGTACGCGTTTTGTCGGTGCCGCCAAATACCCAAATCGGAAATGCCGCCTGATCCCGTTCCAGTTCTCGACGGTTCAGACCTATGCTCTGGAGTTCGGACACCAGTACATGCGCGTTATCAAAGATGGTGCGTTGGTGCTGAACAGCAGCAATGTTATTTATGAAATTGCCACGCCATATACTGAAGCCGATCTGTTCCGAATTAAATTCACGCAAAGCGCCGACGTGCTTACGCTTGTTCATCCGGCATACCCGCCGAAAGAGTTGCGTCGCTATGCGCATGACAACTGGCAACTGGTTGATGTGGTAACGAAGAACGGACCATTTGAAGATATCAATATTGACGAGTCAGTGACGGTTTATGCCAGCGCCAGCACCGGGACAATTACGTTAACGGCAAGCGCCTCTATTTTTGGCGCGGAGCAGGTAGGCAAATTGTTCTATCTGGAACAGCCTGCAGTGGATTCTGTGCCGGTATGGGAAACCAGTAAGAGTACGTCAATTGGCGATATTCGCCGTGCAGACAGTAACTACTATCGCGCCGTTACAGTAGGCAAAACAGGCACTTTGCGCCCTTCGCATACAGAAGGCACATCATGGGATGGCTGGGGCGGATCCGGTGATGATGATACCGGCATTGAGTGGGAGTATCTGCACAGTGGTTTTGGCATTGCCCGTATCTCTGCTGCAAATGGAACTACTGCAACTGCCGAGGTGATTTCCTATATCCCTTCGCAGGTAGTTGGCGAGGATAATGCCAGCTATAAATGGGCTAAATATGCCTGGAACAGTGTTAATGGTTATCCTGGCACTGTTGTTTATTATCAACAACGTCTTTACTTCGCCGCATCGACTGCGTTTCCTCAGACTATCTGGGCCAGCCGTACCGGGGATTATAAGGATTTTGGCAAAAGCAATCCTACGCAGGATGACGACAGAATTATCTACACCTATGCCGGGCGTCAGGTTAATGAGATCCGCCACCTGATTGATGTTGGTTCGCTGGTGGCGCTGACTTCCGGAGGTGAGTACGTCATCACTGGCGACCAGAACAAAGTGCTTACCCCATCATCATTTGCATTCAGCTCTCAGGGATCAAATGGCTCGAGCAATGTCCCACCAATTGCCGTGGCGAATATTGCTCTGTTCGTCCAGGAGAAAGGCAGTGTTGTCCGTGATCTGGCCTACTCATTCGATGTTGACGGCTATCAGGGGAACGACCTTACTATCCTTGCCAATCATCTTTTTCAGAAGCACAGCATTGTTGACTGGTGCTTCTCAATAGTCCCTTACTCCAGCGCCTTCTGCATCCGTGATGACGGTAAATTACTGGTGATGACCTATTTGCGTGATCAGCAGGTTTTTGCATGGGCACCACAATCCAGTACCGGAAAATATGAAAGCACATGCAGTATCAGCGAAGGCAATGAAGATGCGGTGTATTTCGTCGTTAACCGAACCGTTAACGGGCAAACAGTGAGATACATCGAGCGACTGTCCAGCCGTTTATTTACCAGCGATGAAGATGCTTTCTTTGTTGATTCTGGCCTTAGCTATGATGGAAGAAATACGTCTGACAGAACGATGATCATCACTGGTGGTTCTGGCGAATGGGATTACCGCGCGGAATATACAATCAGTGTTTCTGGTGGTGCGTACTTCACCAGTAGTGATGTCGGCGCGCAACTACAGTTCCCTTATACCGGAACTGATCCTGATACTGGCGATGAGGTGTCAAAAGAATTACGTTGCGACATTATTTCTGTAACCAGCAATACCGCTGTAGTGGTTCGTGCTAACAGGAACGTCCCGCCATCCCTCAGGAATGTGGCCACCACGAACTGGCAGATGGCGCGCCGGACATTTGGAGGCCTGTCTCATCTTGAAGGCCAGACCGTAAACATTCTCTCTGATGCGAACGTGGAACCACAGAAAGTGGTTTCCGGAGGTGCCGTCACGCTGGAATCACCGGGGGCTGTAGTGCACATCGGCCTGCCAATAACTGCTGAATTCGAAACACTGGATATCAACATTAACGGACAGGAAACGCTGCTGGACAAAAAACAGGTGATCCCGTCCGTTACTCTGGTTGTGAATGCCAGTCGCGGCATCTGGGCGACTACGCCCGGCGGTAAATGGTACGAATATCCACAGCGTGAATTCGAGTTCTACGATGATCCTGTTGATGATGCTACCGGAAAAGTAGAAGTGAAACTGGACAGTAACTGGGGCAAAAACGGACGTGTAAAAATCCGTCAGCTTGATCCGTTGCCGCTGTCTGTTCTTGCCGTTATTCCTCGCCTTACTGTTGGGGGATTCTGATGATCGATGTTCAAATTATTCCCGCAACCGAAGAGCATCTTCAGATGATTTTGCCGGATGTTCGTCAGGCTGATATTGACGAACTGTATGCGGTATCGCTGATGACTACCAAAGATGCGCTGCGTGTTGGTCTGCGCACTGCGACTATGGCCTGGTCAGGGTTCGCGAACGGAGAACTGGTAACCATGTTTGGCGTATCTCCGGCGTCAATGATCGGTGGCAATGGTACGCCCTGGCTGGTCGGAACCAGCCGTATCGAAAAATATCAGAAGACATTTCTTCGCCACTGCCGCCCTGTATTGCAGCAGATGCTGGCAGTTTATCCGCGCCTGGAAAACTATGTCGACGAGCGAAACCATGTTGCCAAAGCATGGCTGCACTGGCTTGGATTCAGGCTTGAAGAAGCCGCGCCTTATGGTGCTCTTGGTCTTAATTTCCACAGATTTCACATGGAGAGAAAATAATGTGTAACCCAGCCATCGCTTTGGTTGCCGTCACAGTGGCATCCACAGCCGCGTCAATGTACAGCCAGAGCAAGCAGGCAAAATACCAGTCAGCCATAGCTGATCGGAATGCTGAAATTGCTGAAGCTCAGGCACAGGATTCAATCAATCGTGGGAATATTGAAGCGGATCAGCGTCGTCGTGAAATGCGTCAACGCTCAGGCACTGCGGCGGCCACTATGGGGGCTACCGGTGCGGAATTAAGTAGCGGAACAGCTCTTGACGTTTTTGCGGATAATGCTCAGTTCGGCACTCTTGATGCGTTAACGACAGTGAATAATGCTCAGCGTGAGGCATATGGGTATCAGGTTCAGGGAATGAATGCTCAGGCACAGGGGGCTGCTGCTCAGTCGGCTGCTAAATCATCGATGACCAGCACTTTGTTAACGGCACCACTAAAAGCATACGGTGCATATAAGTTGGGTAGCGGAAGTATCAATCCGATTAGTAAGCAAGGAAACACGCCAATGTTATCTAACTCAGGTTTTATGAATTCTGACTCCCGATTCAAAATAGGAGGTTACTGATGCCTGTTGTTCCTACTACATCCGGACGCCAGGTGCAAAGTCGTGGTGTGCAAACCGGTGGTTTTCAGATCTTCGATGTTCCTCAAGCAGGTCAGGTGCTGGCGAATGTCGCAGATCAGTATGCGGTGGCATATGGTGAAGCCAGGCAGAAAGCGAATGTTGCATTGTCTCAGGATGCCATACTTCAGCTTAATCAGCGCAGCAATGAACGTCTTTATAACCCTCAAACCGGTTTTTATGCACAACAAGGCAAAAATGCGATTGGTAAGGGGCAAGAGTACATATCTGGATTTGATCAGGATGTGGAAGAAATAGCTGCTTCATTGACTGATGAAGCAGCAAGAAATATGTTTTTGCAACAAGCCAGAACACAGAAAATTCAGTTCAGTACTGGAGTTCTCAGACATGAGATAGGGCAGACAAATGCCTATGAAGATGAGCAATATCAGGCAACGAGAAAATTATGGATACAAAATGAAGCGGATGCCTGGAATGACCCGCAAACTGCCACTTTAGCCAGAAATTCCAGAATGGTAGCCATTGCCAGATATGGAGCAGCCAGGGGATGGTCACAAGAACGCATTCTGGAAGAAATAGAAAGTGATGATCGCAGTGCCACAGAAATGCGGGCGAAGAATTATGCCGCTGCTAACCCGGAAGGATGGTTAAATGGTCAGTTTCAGAAAAATGATTCTGGAGGCATGGACATGCGTGCCATACGCCTTGTTGAATCAGGTGATCGTCACTTTAATCCTGATGGTAGTATTCTTGAAGGACCGAAAACATCTTCTGGAGAGAGGGCCCAGGGGAAATACCAGTTAATGCCGGGCACAGGGAAAGAACTGGCGGCCAAACGTGGCGTTGAATACAACCCTACGGACGAACAACAGCATGAAATGCTTGCCAGTGACTATGTAAATCAACTGTATGGTAAGTACGGCTCAGAAATATTGACCGGAGCAGCATATAACTGGGGGATGGGTAACGTGGATAAACTGATCGCCAAAGTCGGTGATCCGCGTAAAGGTGAAATATCAGAAGAAGAATTTATCCGAAATCTTCCATCAGAAACACAAGGGTGGCTTTCCCGATATAGAAAAAATAAAACTGGAATGGATCCGCTGACTATTTATCAAATAGATAACCTTGCTAATAGTCAGATAGAAAAGCAAAGGAAGTTAATATTAGAACAGCTTGAGCCAGCTATTAATAACACCATGGCCCAGCTATATAACGGTGAGGTTCCAGATTATATACCGGCTCAGGAGACCATCATCAGGGGGTATGGAAAAAACGCAGATAAAATAATCAATCAACTGGATATAGCGATTGATAACGCGAGAATATTCCAGGCAATTCAGTATTTGCCTCCTTCTCAGCAGCAAGAAGAAATGCAGAAAGTGAAGCCTGAGGTTAACGATCCTCACTATGCGTTAAAACTCGATGCTTACGGAAAATTGTCTGCATTGCTTCAGAGATCAAATGAAGCAATTCAGGCGCAACGGGATTCACGCAGATTCAATGAGGCGCTGACAATAGGTGAAAAATTAGACCCAAGCAACAAGTCAATGCAGAAAGCTGCTGATTACACAGAAATGGCGCAGAACTTTCGTATTAATGATGCCTCCACTCATGATGGGGTTGTTCGGCTTGTGGCTCAGACTGGCATAATGCCTTCGCAGGTCATCACGCAGCTTTCAGCAGTATCCCGATCCAGCAATCAGGAAGTGGTTAAAAATGCGGCGGAACTGTTTAGTCGGTTATATGAAACAGACAATGCATCTATTGGAAATATGCCGAAGGATATGCAGGGTTTTTATCTGACTGTTAAGCAACTAACTGATGCAGGGATGTCTTCTGATGCTGCTATTGTGGAAGCGCAGAGTAAGACATACAACCAGACAGATGCACTAAGGGCGCAGCTCTCATCTGTTCAGAGTACAAGAGAATACAAAAAAGAGCGTGACAGCGCAGCCAATTCTGCTGTCAGCAATATGGCTCATTGGCTTCGCTGGGATCCGTCTGCGGATGACCAGACGCCGGAAGCAGCGCTCTTTCGCAATGACTATCAGATGCTGTATGACGTTAACTATCGCCTTGCTGGTGGTAACGCTGACGTAGCGAAGCAAATGACCAACCAGCAGATAGCCCGCACCTGGAGTATCAGCGAGGTCAACGGGGAAGCACAGTTTATGAAATATGCACCGGAGGCGCTTTATCAATATGGGCCGTCAGGCTGGATTGCAGCGCAATGGAAAGCTGAAAAAGAAAAAATCATGTATGGCGATGACTTGCATAAACCAGCTCCTTCATTTAACCGACCTTCAACTGAGGCTGGTGCATTGGGACTGAATACACCACGCTCACTGGTTGGAGGTGAGTTGATTCTTGTTCCTGATTTATCAACTCCGAGAGATAAGCTTTATTCAGTTGTGATCAGAACAAAAGATAAAGATGGTATTACGAGGGATGATTTATTTTATGACAAGCATGGAAGACTGATGCGCTGGGGGCCATCACTAGAAGATTGGGAACCTTATAAGAAAATGCAGCAGGAACGGGAGCAGCACGAGCAGGAAGAAATTATGCGTGGACAGGCTATACAAAACTTCAAAGACAAGCATCGTGCTCTGGATGAGCAGTATCAGCGCCTGCATAACGAACGTATGGACAAATTTAAAGATTACTTTTCGTGGGGATCTAAATAATGCCGTTCTATCCTGTATCTGAATCAAACAATAACGGATTTATTTCTGCTGGTCGCGCCATTCCTGAACCTGATGAACAGAGTTTTGATGTGCATCCGCCAGAAGGTAAGAACCCTGAGCCTCGCCAAAAAGAGCCTTCATTGCTTGCCGCAGCAATACGACAGAACAATATTCTGGCTGGTTTTTTCCGTCCTGCCAGACAGTTTGAACCGGTCGAGGGTTATAACCCATATGCTGATAAAAATGAGTTGCACGGCTATGAATACTGGGGTGCGAAATTTGCAGGTTCCCGCTCGCCAGAAGAAACAGCGTGGATTAAGCAGCAGATAGATGATGAAAATGAAGATCGGCGTTTTATCTCTGAAGCAGGCTTAGCTGGTGGAATTGCCAGTGCAACAGCGATGCTTTTTGACCCGGTTACTGTTGCGTCAATGTTTATCCCAGGTGCTCAAGGAGGGGCACTGGCGCGTATTGGCTCACAGATTGCGATTGGTGCTGCCGGTACTGCATTAAGCGAGGTTGTACTGAATAATCAGCAAATAACACGCTCATGGGGTGAAAGTGCCGCTCACGTTGCAGCGGGTGCGATAATGAGCGGCGTGTTTGCCAGTGCTGGTGTTGCGCTTTCGCCATCCGTCCGGGCTGCAGCCACACGTGAGGTTGCTGATGCTCTTGATAATATGAGCATTACATCAGTGACTGACAGGGCTGCCGCTTCGCTTTCTGATGGTGGTAGTGTTGGTGCTATGAAAATTGATACAGCGACTCTGGATGATTTAACCCCTGTTTCCGGTGGGGTGGTTGGAAAGGCTGCATGGAAAGCAGGGAGCTATCTTACTCCTTTGACAAGGTTAATGGAGTCTCCGTCCAAGACAGTGCGAAAAACAACGCTGGAGTTAGCCGAAAATAATTTCACCCTTAAAGGAAATGAAAGGGGGATTGAAACACCGGTAGCTGTAGAAACCCGTACACGTGGATGGCAGCGTGAAGAAGCTGCTGTTGTTGTCGGAAATAAACAGGCATACGCAAAGTATAAAGCTGATGGTGGTGACATGAGTTTTGATTCATTTCGTCAGCAGGTTGGGAATGCTATGCGAAGCGGTGATGTGCATGCTAATCCTGTTGTTCAGGAAACGGCGCAGGCGATGCGAACTGTATTAAATCGGGTGAAGGTTGAAATGCAAAAGCTTGGTTTATTGCCGCCAGATGAAGAACTGAAAGCATTAGGCCAGGCAAGCTATTTCCCACGTATATATAAAGTTGGAAAAATAATCAGTGAACGCGATAAATTTCGACGTATTTTGGTTGACTGGTGGTCGAGAGGCAATAAAACACTGGATCCTGAGGATGCTGAAATTGCAGCGGATATCGTAATTAATAAAATTACTGGTGCTAAGGTTCCACAGGATTTTGTCAGCGTATTTTCTGTAAAAGCCGCAGGTAGTACGAAAGAAAGAACATTAAATGTGCCTGATAGTCTTATCAGGGATTATCTCGAAAGTGATGTGAATTACGTTCTACAACGTCATATCCGTGAAGCGGCAGCAGAAATTGAGTTGACGAGAACATTTGGCAAACGAACTATGACAGAGCGTCTGCAATTAATTGAGGACGAATATGACAGTCTGTTACGGGAAGTGCCTGAAAAAATAAAGGCGAAATATGACGAAAGTGTGGCAAATCTGAAAGCACGTTATGAGAGCAATGGTGAAGTTGTTCCTCAGGGTAAACTCGATTCATTAATGCGAAAGTACGAAAAGGAATTACGGAAAGAACAGTCCAGACTTTCAAAATCAAGAGCAAATGATCTCAGAGACATAACAGCATTACGCGATCGTCTTGTTGGTACATATGGTATGCCTGATGACCCGTCTTCGTTTTTTGTTCGTGCTGGCGCTTTTCTGCGGGATGTGAACTTCACGACCAAACTCGGTGGAATGACAGTATCAGCTATTCCAGATCTGGCCAGAGGGGTTATGGTTAATGGTTTCCGTAACACCATGAAAGGCTATGCTTCTCAGATATCCCAATCACCGGCATTTAAGGCCAGCAAAGAAGAGATGTTGAAGATGGGTATCGGACTGGAAACTGTACTGCATTCACGCTCTCGTGCAATTGGTGATCTTGTTGACAGCTCTTCCAGGACAACAGCAGTCGAAGCCGGAATGGAGCGAATTACTGATGCCTTCGGCAAGCTGACACTCATGGATCGCTTTAATGACATAAACAAATCCATGAACGGAATGGTTATTTCAGACGGTATTTTGTCCGGTGCATTTCCTGCACGCCGCCTGGCAAAACTCGGTATCAACGACAATATGGCTGCGCGTATTCGCAGTGAGTTCGAGAAACATGGTGAGGTAATTGATGGATGGCACATTGGTAACTTTGATAAATGGGACGATCAGTACGTTGCCGGAGTATTCCAGTCAGCGGTTCTGAAAGACGTTAATAACACTATCATCACCCCCGGTATTGGTGACACACCTTTATGGGCGAGTACTCCAATGGGGCGAACGATATTTCAGTTTAAATCATTCACAACGGCTTCATACAACCGTGCGCTACTTGGTGGGTTACAGGAAGGAACTGCGCAATTTTATTATGGCACTGCATTTCAGATTGCTCTTGGCTCACTGGTCTATGCGCTTAAAGAAGCATCGAAAGGGAAAAATGTTGACTGGTCACCAGAGAAGCTGGTGCTTGAGGGTATAGATAGATCCGGTATTCTTGGGCCATTGAACCGCCCCGGGAATCCTGGAGACTAAACTTCCTGAGAAAGAGGTAAACAGGATGACTAAAAATACTCGTTTT